GGCTGCATTCATCCCATGCCTAAAGGCATGGGCTTTCTGCAGCTTTAATTCGTAATATAAGAGTCCCAAGCTATGCCGAGGTATGGAACCCACCGAGAGAAGGAAGCAACGGGATCTGAACCTTCATAAAAAAGCCCATTACACGAAACCCAGTTCTCGAAGAACTGAACCGTAGCACCTTCCTGAGCTAAAAACTCGAAGAACAAAGCCAAATCCCTGCTAACAGTACCCATACCACAAACCCATATTAAATTATCCGTAGAACTATTTCTACAACACAAAGGTGGAAAAGTTAATTTAATAATCCAAATAAAAAAGTGAAAAACTTACTCACCTAAGCAGCGAAATAGCTTCTCTACATTGAACGGCTTAGGACCACCACCCGAGTACATGTTATTAAACTTGATCTGCTGCCAGACTGTATCCCATGTGCCGTAATCCGGCTTCGTATACTCCGACAAGAACACAGAACACCCGTTATCCTTAACCTGTGAAACACACCAACGATAGAACGCAGGATGATCGAACTTATTAATAGAACCCGCACTAGACTTATAAGCACTCGTATTGGCGTAAGGCGGATCAAGGTACAACAATGAGCCGCGTGGAATATCCATATCACGGTAATCCCCAGCAGTCAGCTTAACACCCCGCATACCGTTATGGTACTGCGCCGTGAACTGCTTGAAAATAGAAGCGCGGTTCCGATCCTGATACATCTTGCCCGCATAACCCTGAAAAAACGTAGCCTTAAACGAACAGCAGAAACCAACGTAGGCTACAAGCCACTTCGGAAACTCCTCCTTATGACCGCGCATGTAGATATACTCCTCCTTAGATACCTCCGTAGGAAAAGTGTCAGCCGGAAAGCACCACTCACATGTACGCTCATCAAAGTAAACCTTCGATTGAAGATACGAAAACATCACCGGCAGAAGGTCATTGTAGTCATTGCCCCAGCGCAAAGGATGGTCAATCATAGAAATCATGTTACCACCACCCATGAAGCACTCAATGTACCACTGAGAATCCGAAACCAAATGCGACTGAAGTATAGGACCAAGCTCCGAAACCAAAGCCGCCTTAGACCCCATGTAAACCATAATAAACCTAGTTGTTAAACGCGAACGCCAAGTCCGCCAGAAACTGCTGCGTCGTATCCTTATAAGGCAAATTCGGTGTCAAAACATGAACACGCTTGCCATGACGCATATAAAAATTCAAAACGTTACCCCCGGCACGCAAACCCGTGTTAAACCCATGTTTATCCATGTCATTATCCGCAAAGTAATAAAGCACATCGAACAACGACAAGATAATACGAGTAGCCTTCGAATTGCCACCAAGAGAAGTAAACCCAAGAACGTTGAAGGTCGGGTAGCACAACTTAGCAGACAAATAATCAGAAACACCCTCCGTAATAATAACACGACGATCCGACAAGTTCAACAAAGATAAACCTACCAAACCAAAGTAGTCAACGGAAGTATTTTTGCCACGACCCCCAACGTCTCGGGTATACCAAAAGGAAATACGATCTCCCGATGCACACGGCAGATGCTCCAAAACATCTACAGCCAAATTGTCCGTAATGAAGTTCTCACGAACCTCAACACCACCACGAATACCGCCCCACAACTCCAGCAACTTCAACCACTGGTAATTTTTGTGACGAAACCCCGGAGGTAGACATATATGACTCACCGGAAGATTCATAGAACACCACTACTCCGAAACCGACTCCGAAGCAACGGTCGGTGTAGACTCCGCAGCCTGATCCGAAACCGGAACCAAACTGTAAAAACCACCCCACTTACTCTTAATGATATAAGCAGGTGATACCAGTCGCCCGACCTTGTTCTTCAAGACACGCAAATTGCGAATCTCAATATCCAGCTTCGTACAAAGCTCCTCCGTGGACACTTGATCCCCAACCGGAACCGACGTAAGCGTAGACCAAAAAGCTCGCTGCTTGCCCGTCATATCAACGGAAAAACCCGGACGAACCTCAACACTCTCACGAGAAACACTTCTTCCCATTACTCAAACTAAAACTTTTTCTTTTATAAAATCAACAAAATTTCGAGCGTATTCGTCAAAACCCACGTAAGGGCAATAAGGAATGACCAACTCGCCAAACTGATCCGAGCCATTGCCACTGAATACGCCAGTCAATGAGTAGTTATCCGTAGCACTCCGTGTAAAACGTATCGTCCCATAAACACCGAAATCAGCAAAACCAAAACTCCGGGTTACGGACTTACCCCGCAACAAAGAATGGGAACAAATACACAGATCAGCAATAAGCCACTTCAAGCTGCACTCAAACTCACTCACAACTTCTTCAATAATAACTTTGCCAAACAACTCGTGCAGAAGTTATAAGGCTTACCCGAACCTATATCATAAACGGCATTCGAGGAACCACAGCCACTACAAGCAGCATAATCCCTAACCCTAACCGTTGTAACGCAGTCAATAAACGTATCTCTATAAAGTTTATTGGGATGTACTCGCTTAGGACGCAAAACAGCACGAAGATAGTACCACGGATTGCAACGGACCGGAAGCACGAAGACACCCTTCGAACCTCCCGAAGCACCCCCAACAACCGGGGCAGATAACGGCCCCGACTTCAAAAGACGAGGATAATACTTGTCACCCTCAAGGACCATGACAGAACCATCGTACTCCGGCAAAACGAAATCCCAAACCTCCAATGGCAAATCCGACCGGAACGTGAAAACATTCATGTCTGTCAACTCAATACCGGAATCAAGACTCCCATCCGAGAAGCCCATAATCGTAAAAGACTGTAGTATCGAATTCGCAGACGCAATCGCAGCATTAACCACATCTGTAGAAAGCAATGTCCTAAACTCAAGGTCTACTAACTGACTCCCACTAACGTCCCAATGACTATCCGCATAAGACTGACCATACATAGAGTGAATCTTCGATACACGAATAAAGGACGCAGCCGAAACCTCAGAATGCTGCATTAATGCCGAGGCCAAAATATGCGCTGTATGACGCGGATTTAAAACTGTGGCGTAACTATACCTCTTTATCCTGAAACGAAGCGTTTGGACCGTTTCTGGCTTAACAACGGCAAGAATATCCTTCGAAGTGACCGAAGATAGCAACTGACGGTTAAATGGACGCAAGGAGGCAGCCTTCCCAACACACCCCGTACAACCCCCTGAAATCTTCTCATAGCATGTAAGGCGATCTACTGCATTAGTACGAAGGCAACGACTCATAGGAAGCGCCGAAAGCCCCGACTGGATGTTACGTCCCTGCAACTTACAAACCTCTGAAAAAGGAGAGGACACCGCCGACAGAATGGAAACATAGGAATCAATATCCGGCATCTCAAAGAAAGATGCAGCATCGGCGGAAATAACCGAACGGATATCATCCATAAAAGACGAAGTAGTCAAAGCGCGCATGTTGTACAGGAAATGCCCGGAAGACAAAACCGACTGCAAGGACGAAGTCATCTTACGACCCAAGCTCACAAAAACCTGCTCCAGCAACGTACTGTAACGATAGCCGTTAACCTGAATGCGCGTATCAAGCTCCGCAGCAAACTTGTCAAACCAATACCGTGGAACCCACTCACCATCCTCATAACTAATGCGAGCGGCGGACTTAGCCGTATACTCCATAGGCGTCAAAGGATACTGAACCAAAGGCGTACAACGATACCGAATAGGTAGCTTACCCCCGCGGGAAGCAGCGTAGTCCTTCCAGCGCTTAGTGAAGTCATACAACCACTGCCAATCAGCACCCTCCTCAAGGCCGCAAAGGACAATACCAACCTTGATGTCCAAGCAACCCCTATGAACCATGAAACGCATGTAAGAATCCAGCGCCTCCTCGGACAGCCCCTTATTATAATACCCATTACGAATACGAGGACTAATACCCTCAATAGGAGCAGTGCCGCGGCGGAACCCAAGCTGAAAAAGCAGCTCCATAGCATCCTCATCACGGCCAAGCTCCTCCATGCGCATATTGCTGAAGGAAACAGTAGGAAAGACATCCTGAACCCTAGCAACCGTGCCTTTCCAATCCGTAAGGTAATTCAAGTTATAAGACGCAAGCTTAACCGTATCCGCTCCCGACGATATCTTAGCTGCCCGGGCCATACGAACAATATCATCCTGCGACTCCTCATGCAAGCCCCCCGCAATGTGACCCTCGGCACAAAAGGTACAGTTACCCGTAAAGCCACAACCCTCCGCAGCAGAGATCATAGCCAGCCCCGCGTTGCCACCCGAACCACGAAGATAACCCCGAGAAGCACCAAGAAGCCCCGACGGCTTCTCCTGACCCGTATTAAAAACAACCGACGAAGGGACGGAAGATGACGTCGGCGTAACCGATACTACACGACAACCATCAAAGACAATATCATAAGCCTGCGGCATATAGCAATGACGATCACCACGCTCCCAAAGAAGATAAGGAACACGACCAATACGAATCGGATTCTTGTACTTCTTATTCAACATGAGCTGCAGTAGGCGAGTCTGGGACCAGACCTGACCCAGATGCATGAAATCCAGATAGCTCTTGCGACCATCGCCTAAATCACCAAACAGAATGTCTGAGTAGACCACAGAAGCACCGCCTGCATAGATGACCGGAAGCTCATCAATATTATACTTACTCCGCTCCGACCACGAAAGCGGAATAGGCTTATCGCAGCGCGAGAAAGACTGAAGCATCCACGGAACTACCGGAATCTCGTACAAGCACGAAATACTAAAGCCTACAATGTCAAAGTGAGAAGCGTCCAGATGGGATGACACACCAATAGCGTAAGGCATACTCTCCTTGTCATACCACCGAATGTCATCCCGGCAAGGCAGAAAAGCAAAGTCAATGAAGACACCCGGACACGAACTGCGAACAAAGTCCAACAGAACCGTAGGTGTCATCGAATTATCCTTGTCGAACGACGAAGACGGAAACACAATGAGCCACTTGACATCCGAAGACTTAAAATCATCAGACGTCATAAGACCAGCATCCCGGTTGTAAAACTCGCAACCGTTATGCAGGACCTTATAATAAGACTCTATAAACCGCTTCGAACGTGTCATCATGCACCAACCCTACGACTCATCCTGCGAAGCCAAAGAAACCTCAAAGTTGAAAACCAAAAAATCAACCCGCACAGCCCAGCAAGACACCCGAAGCCCAAACGCAAGGCCATACCAGTCCGCACCCAACTCGACAGACAAACGCCGCCAATCAAATACTAAGTAGGCGAACTTATGGTGACTAACAACTCCGCCCCGTAAGAAAGCAGAACGCGAAACCCGCTTCAGAAAAGAACAATTCATCACTTCGGCAATTTATGAAACGACCACACAGGACCAAGCATTGAGAACCCCGTACCATCATTAAGAGCGTAACCAAAATCGAACATCGTATTTATCTGCGACTGCGTAGGCTCTTTGTAGCAATGAGGGGCACGATACTCGTTATCAAGCTGAACAGAAATCCAACCCAACTTCCTAGCATAATCCTCCGGAGAGCCAATACAATCACTGAACTGCTGCTCTGCAATACTCCCATGCATAGAAACAATACTTGAAATAACAGCCCAGTCCGGATCGTCCGACACACGAAGACGAACAACACGGCCAGTCGGATCAACCCAGAACTCGCTATCGATGCGCCGCTTAGCAACATCTGCAAAGAAGGCATCACGTTTACTCGTCACCATAAATCGGAAAGTTACCAAGAGTGAAACCCAAAGACTGAAGCGAAGCAACGACTTGGTCTACAATAACCATACGGTTAGGAAGACCACCGCGACATGATGCACAAAGGTCTTGCAACACAGACACAACCTTCGAAACCAACCACAACGACGTCGGAGACTGGAACTCCAAAGTGCGAGACATGTCAGGAGCAGACCCCTGATACGCAAACGACACAAAATCTACAAGCAAAGAATGAACAGGAACCTCACGCATATCGCGCGACGGAAACGTAGACAATGCTGTATGAACCTCAAGGCAACATGATACAGAAGCACCGTCGTAGAAGACACGAAAGCAGCCGTCACTCCCGTACGAATGGCCAGCCGAGGAAGACGCCTCCAGCACCTCATAAACATCTGCAAATGACAAACACTTACTCATTACCAAAGCATATTAAGTTGCACAATCAACGTACTTCATGCTACAAATATAAGTATAATTAATTTAATAAACAAATTAATGCAATAAAAAAGGTGGAGCCGAAACTCCACCTCTCACTTAAAAATTATACCAACCTATTTCTGATCCGGAGCAGGAATATAAGACTCCGGGGAAATTTCAATAGACGGATACTGCTTCTTGACCTCCGACACAATCTTATCGACGAAGCCCTTCAGGTCAAGATCACCCGAGTACCACGTAGGAAGCTCCTGATACTTATTCGCGTAAGCGATAGCAGCACGAGCACGACGGAGACTGTTCAAAGGAAAGTGACCCTTGCCGTCATTCACATCCGAGGAATCCGCAGGAAAGACGAAATCCGAACGCTTCTCCGAGTCCGAAACCCGACCCAACGGCTTCACAACAAAAGCACTCTTGGCTGTACCGGGCTGAAGCTCCGCCACCTCATTAAGAGCTGCCTCAGCATCTTCCTTGCTGGCATAACGCTTAGCTGCATCTTCAAAACCCCAACGAGCCGCACGGGCATCCTCCGGAGCCAAGAACCATCTACGCTCTTTGAGATTATAAACCCCAAAAGCATCGCCAGAATCCAAAGCCTTATCGTGAATATTCATCCACGCATGCTGCTTGAAGGAGAACAACGGAATATCAGTATCGGCATTAGCAATGACCATAATCTCCTTGCGACCATCCTTCAGAACATGCATATCATTCTTCAGCATTATGTCGGCAACACGACGCTGATTCTCGATAGACGAGTCAGACTCCAGAGAAGCTACTAAACTAGCTGCATCCTCTACAGAATCCGAAACACGAAGCGGAGTCAACAAGAAGGTGCGACCATCAGCTTCTTTCGATGCTGCATAACCCAAGACCCGAGCAACGTTGTCAAGTGCAGCCGCAGCCGCAGAAACTTCAGTATCGCCCAAGTCAGCAGCCAGACCAACGGAGATGCGACCAGCAGCACCTTCAGTAATAGTAACCGAATCAGCACCTACCGAACCCCCATGAGCCGTGATAGCTAAAGGAACGAACAACTCCAGACCCTCCTTCACTTTAGCAAAGGGTGCCGGAGCAGCATCCTGAGTCTTCGCGGGAGTGCCGTCCAGCGCGATAGCGTCAATGTCATACAAGGCAACAGGAGCACCCGACTCGAACGATACTACAACTGTATCCGGATCAACATCCAGACGACCGAGAACCACACCTGCATCGCCGCTATGGCCATAAGGATCGGTAGTCAAGAAGTCTTTAATATAAACTTTAGTCTGAGGAACAACACGTGCAGCAAAGTCAACATCATCCGACGTCTTCGAAAGACCCTTGTCAACGTGATCACCCACCATAGCAACGTCACGACCAATAAGGTCATAGAAAACGTAGTCGGCGCCGTCCTTCTTCAAGTCGTAACTACCAACAGACTTGCCGTTAACACAAACATCCACATCATCTGCTCCCTTGCGCACCAGCTCAACAGGTGTAAGCTCGCCCATGTAATTAATAAACGACTTGGCCTTCTGGAGCTCGGAATTAGACTGCAGCTTAGCCCAAGCATTCTGGAACGACACCAAAGCCGACGCAGGAGCAAAGACACGAACCTTAGCCTTCGATGCCGACTTGTTAATCTCGCCTCCCGCAAGCTTCGAATCACGAACCGGGCGAGCCTTTGCAACAGGCTTGTCTATGCAAGAACCTTCAACCTGACGAACCGAAGCGCCACCCTTGCGATTCTTAATGTCAACATGAACCGAGTCAGAAACGCGACCCTCCTTCGGAAGACCAGCCTCCAAGAGCTGTACAGTACCCTCATAAGACAATGCCATGATGCTAGCAGCCTTAAAAAGGCGAGAAATATGACTAAGAGTGAACTTCGAGGGATTCTCATAATAGAATTCCTTGTACTCAATCTCAGCATCTTTACTATCCGGATACAAGGTAGTCTGAACTAAAGCATAGTCAACCTTAACTTCCTGCAGGAAGCGATCCTCCTGCATGACAAACAGCGACTCATACTCATCAAGAACCCCAATGCCTGCAAGACCCGAAGACAGGTCAATACGAACCGTACCCCCCGAAGCCTCCGGATCGTCCCACTTATAGTAGACCCAAAAAATGCGATCATCAAGAGACGGCTTGACACCATTAGACGAGAAGATACTCTCGACTTCGGCGTAAGTAACGTCACCCTCCCTAGCAACGCCAATTAAATCCTCCGTAGGGTCCTCCAAGCTGTCGGCGACCTTCTTCAACGAAACAATGTCACCGTAAACATGAGAAGCCTTAGCGTCGATGCCGTAATCGAAGCCCTTGCGCTCACCATCCTTCCAACGAATCTCAACGGCAATCTTATCCTCCTTACCAGACTTATATGCCTTCAGGTCTACAACTGCGTCATCGAGACCCTTGATGTCCAAAGACATGCCCTTGACCTCCGACTTCTTACCAGTGCTCTTATAGGCATTGCGAACCAAGTCCAAAGCCTTGTCGATCTTAGCAACCTCCGAAGCCTTCGAGTCCCGAACAGGACGGGCCTTCGAAACATCCTTGCCAATTCGCTGACCTGCAAGCTGACGAACAACAGAACCACCCTTCGAATTCTTAAAATTCACAGAGACAGAATCGCTGATCTGGGCAGCAGGCAAAATCTTCTTAAGACCCTCATAAGTGTCCTTGTAGTTGTCCCGAGCCTCGGAGAAGAACAGAACAGTACGCGCAACCTTGCGAAGTAATTCATAAGAAGGGTCCTTATAAATAAACTCATGATGCTCGCGATGATCTGAGGTATATACCTGAACAACCAAATCTTTAACCGCAAGCTTCTCGTAAACCTCGTCATCCGACAAGCTAGCGTAAAGATCGGAAGCTACAATATCATCCCCATTGGCAATACCGAGAATACCAGCCGCAAATGCAAGATTAACTTCAGTGGCAGAATCCGACGGATCAACCCACTTCTCAGAAACCCACAAAAGACCATCCTCCAAACTGTAATCAGTATTGAAAGAAGAAATGATATCGGCAGCGTCATCGAAAGACATGTCGCCATCATGAGCCAAGTAAACCTCAGCCGAAGCCCCAAAATCATCTGACACAATCGCCTCCGGTGCAGCCTTGCCGATCTTCTGACCCTTAGTGGCCTTGCCACAGGCATCCGAAACCTTCAAGTCCTCAAGCTTGTCAACGTCCTCGCCCGCGTGCTTCTGAAGCGCGTCGATGAACTTACGGAAACGATTGAGCTTCTCACCAGCCTCCGAACCCGAAATGCCGAGGAAACGCGCCAAGTCACCCATCTCCTGCTCCGAAAGATGCCGCTTGCTGGAACCCTCAACAACCAAAGCATTGCCGTCCAAATAAACATCTACATATGCAAAAGGAGCGTCCGGCTTCTCCCCAGCATAAATACGATAACCGTCACGCCGCGGCATAACCGTAACGAAAGACTCCAGACCCGCCTTACTCAAAGAACCCTCAAGGTACTCCTTAAGACGCTCATTCGAATCCTGAACCCATGACGTGCTGTCCGCAACCATGTGTTCCCAAAAACCTTTTCCCATAATGAACTATCTAAAAAATTGAAAAAATGAATTACTCATCACAAGCCCGACGACGACGCTTGGCCGGGAACTTACCCGGAACATGAGAGCCAATGTCAGACATCATAGTCACACCCGCACTATAAGGTGCAAGTGCATCCATACTATCATCAACATCCTCCGCAGCCGAGTACCGAGCATCCTCATCCGGCGTGGCACCATACTTCTTCTCGTAGGACTCAACATAATACTCGTTATCCGAGTCCAAAAGATCATAGTCGAGAAGAATATCGGCAACCGTAGGCTCCGCCATAACACCCGCGTAAGAAAGGTCCTCAACGACCGACATCTCACCCGACGGCAGAACCTCGACAAGAAATACAGCCCCACCATACGGTGAAGACTGCGTCCCCGCATAAACCGGAACACCCGCAGAGTTCAACTCAATATCCTCGTAATTGCCACTAGGAACCGAAAGAATGTAATTCATCGACCCCCACTTACCCTTCCGAGGAAAACCGAACGTCTCCGTAAACTGAGAAGCCATCTTATCCGAATCATAGCTCGAAGCATCCGCATCCGTGATGACACTACTCGAAATTATATCTGTAAAACTCATGAGTGTAAATTTTATGCAAATATAAGAAAGTTAATTTAAAGGCACAACTACTTCGAGACCTCTTTCTGCCGCACTGCCGTAACCGCAGATTTATCATCCTTAAAAACACTAAGCGTGAAAGAACGATCCCCCGATACGTTCGCAACGAAAGCCTGCACAATATTTTTATTGGGAATGTAACCCCAATGAACCGACAAGTCACCAGACACAGGATTCGGAATGATATGAGCCAAAAAGTCGTCTCCAGCGTAGGCGTCCGTCAAAGGCTTGTCAATAAGCTTAGACTGCAAATCCGCAAGATCCTTCTCCTCCTTCGCCTTAGCTTCATCACGCTCATCTGCATCGTCAATATCCTCCCAAGAACCACGCTTGTACTCTTTAAGCTTCTTGTAAGAATCCCAGTCAACAGCAGTAAAGATAGGCATCTTGAAAGTATAATCCTCCATAGACGACGGAGTGACATCCACAGCACTCAAAATATAGAAGCCCTCCTGAAGATTACATTTGCCGTAAGCAATCTGTGACAGCGCAGCAGACAAAGCAGCACGGTCGCCATGACGAAGCTTCTTGTCCAACGTGTCAAGGAACTTGGCGATATCCGAACCCTTCAGACCCGTAGAACCATATAGCAAATCCGTAAGTATACCCTTAGCGGCCTCACCAAGACCACGTTTTAGAGCATTCTTAGCAATACCGCCTACAGCACCCAGAACGCCTTTAGAATCCCCGTCGGCATCAAAAACAGAACGGGCCGAAGAGTCTTCGACACGGCACAAATCCCTATAATCGCTATCCCTAAGCATGTCTACTACTTATTCTTAGAAGCACGACGCAAGCGTCGATACTCCAAAACTACCTTACCAACCATAATCTTATCGGAACCATCACGCGAAGCAACAGCGCTAACCGCATCCGCCCACAGCGTTGGATTCATGTACGGGTACGCAACCAACTTCAAATCAGAAGACTTATAAGGCTTCGTAAAATCATACGATGCAGAAACATTAGGCGTAGAAGCAGAACGCGACGGCGAAGGAAGCGTAGAAGCATGCGCCTTCGTAGCTGCATCCAACGACTCCTGATCTGCATCTACCTCCGGATCAGGCTCCGGATACTGAGACTTCAATAACGTGATGAAAGAATCCGAATCCCCAGCATCGCCCGAAAGTGGCTCTACAAGCCACGCATTAGGCGTCTCCTGTAATAACCGATACTTAATGCCTCCAAACGTGACGAAAGACCCCTCAGACGCAGCGTCCTGAACTCCGGAAAGCTCATCCGAAGACAGCAGCACCAATGAGGCCGAATCAGAAACCTTACAAAGGCTATAAAGACCCGGACCCGAAAAACCCGACGGACGAAGCGACGAAAGACCACGACGCCGACACTCCGAAACACTCATGCCTGAAAGAAGCTCTGTAATCACGCCTAAATGAATTTATAGGATATATAATTGCACAATGCCGAAAATTAAAATCCCGGCCCCATGAAAGGACCGGGAAGTAGAAGCAAACAACACTCCACAATGACTACGCCATAAGCACAGAGCGTACGCAGTAAGTGCAATCACCCAAGTCAACAACAAGGCTACTAGAAGCACAGCTATACTTGGTGACATCCGAAGCCTTCGACAGAACACCAAGCAAAACCGGAATCGACACGATGATAGTCCCCGACGGACTCGTACCCTCTTTGTACTGGAACTTGTAAGTTGCATCCGAACCATCCTTCTTGTGAGCCACGACCGTAAAGTCATTAGTAGCGAAGGAAACCTTAATAGTGTCCGTGAAATAATCCAAAGACCCAATAACCGTCAGCAACTGACAGAAAGGAGTGTCATCGATACGGATTGAAGTATCATATGAGAACGAATTGCGGAACAAAGGACTCATGAACCTAGAAACCGCCTCCCCCGAAGTGTAGGCAAACCGAAGATAGCAGCTATCACCGAACTTCAAAGAAGCATGGTCGTCCGCAAAGAAGCCCGAAACAGACGTGCCGTCGAACTCAGCAAGCGTGGCAATACAGTCAACCAGATACCGGGAGATAATACAGTCGTGATTGCCAAAGAACGACTTCATACGACCCAGAATCGAGCCGATGTTCAAATACGACATCCCACCCTGACAGATCAAATGACGCTCCGACGGCCGCTCCGAAAAAGCAAGCAACGACGTGAAAGAACGAAGGTGAGTTCTAATGTAAGACCCATCAAGCTGATCTGTCATCTTGTCGTAAGCAAACTTGTACATAGCCTCGTCGAACGGCTGCGTGGCAACGAAGACAAGGTTCCCCGAAAAATGAGCATACAACCCCGCAGGCTGATCCCCGAAGGAACTCTGCTGCTCGACAAGAACCAAGTGAGCCATGACATTCCCGAACAATGCCTTCAGGGTTGAAATGGGAATGGCAAAATGTGACAACGTCTTACCCGACGAGTTCGGAATGCGAAAAACAAACTGGTAGGCAGCATTGTCATACTTGACCGTGATGAGCTTCTCATTGGCTGAAATCAGGACGTTCTTGCCTGACAAAGCCGCTGCCAACTTTGAAAGGCAATCCAGAACACGAAGCATAGGAGTAGCCTGAAGCTTCGAAAACGAAATGTAATGGTCATAAGGAAGACCCGACGAAGCCTCTGCAATGCCCGCAAGCTCCGAAGCGGAAACATCATCAAGACCTAACGTGCTAAGAGGGGACATGGCATCCGACGCCACAGCCCCCTCTAACTTAAAATCATTAATATTAGACATATGGAAATGTTAAAAGTTTATGAACTAACGCGCCGAAGACTGAAGACTCTCCGCTACGACACCCTCGCAGTACAAAACGACGTCCTCGTCCGCAACCGACGAAAGAGCATCTATAAACGTGAGATCATCAGAACCACAGCTCGCCTGAAGCGTCTCTAGAAGCTTGTCATAATCAACATCCTCCGACGGCGCAACGGAACCATCCGTCTTAACAGCAAAGATGCTGTCGAAAGAACGAGCCGGAACCTCGACCATGCGGTGAGAAATAGACCCATTCGAAACCTCAACATAGACCCCCTTAGGAGGACGCTCCGACGTCTCAACACGGCGATTCCGAAACAAGCTGCCCGGACGAACAACCGTAACCGAGTCCGACAACTCCAAGTCCGCATACTCAATATGGTCATGCCCCAGCAGAACCAACGTAGGACTCGATGGAGAAGCAATGTCCGAAAGCGGAACCGTGAACCGACCGTCCTTCTGGTTGAGGAAACCGTGATAAATGAAAATCTGAGGACTCGAACTCGTCTGCAAAGGTAGAACATTAGTGACAGTACAATCCTCAAACTCAACATCCCGGTCATCAATCAGCGCAATGACACGGGACGAAGCAAGTGTATACAGGGCACACTTAGGATTATTCTCTGCAGCACGGTAAAGCTGATCGTGATTGCCCCAGACACCTAATGGCATACGGCGGCAACCACGAAGGACCTCGATGACCATGTTAATAGCCTCCAGAGGAACCGTAGGCTTATCGAAGATGTCACCACCAAGAAGCAACGTAGCATCATGCTCATTGACGAAGTCGACACACCACCGAAGCTTAGAACAAACATCCTCCAAAGGATTACCCGTGCGGACCGGACACGTGGTGGTTATATGCAAGTCCGTAATGAAAAGAAAGCGACTCATTCGACACCGAAAAGCTCCAAAAGAACACTAAGATCATCCCCGGAGAAAGGACCAACGAAGATACGCTGAGCCTCTCCAGACTGAAAAACCGTACAGCGAGTACCCCGGAATACAACAGCAAGCGCATCCTCAATATCATAAGAGCGAAAGTTAAACACATAGGTATCCGACATCATATGCTCGATAATAAATGTCCCACCAATCTCCGAAATCAGGTACTTAGCAAGACAAATACACTTATCAAAGTTGTCAGACCCCTTCAAAGAATCCAACAGTAAACCACGAGTGACTTCCATAACAATAAACTACATAAACCGTAAACGTACTACCTGACAACGCGCTCCCGAATGACACGAAGGCGGTAAACGCCATCCAGAGCAAAACCACGAGCCTCAAGCTCCGAAAACAACTCCTCCGACGAAATGCCCTCGAACAAAGGATTTAACCCGCGCGTGTCACTCAAATCAGAGCACACACCAGACTCAATATACACATCCACCGAAGACACGCGGGCGGAACTCCCCGGAACGGCATCCGCCGCAAGGGGGGGGGCTAACCTGCGAAGGCGACGCGGAAGCTTAGACTCCGACGTAGGAACGCCATTGCGAGCCACAACCTTAGACACCGGAACCTCAACCGACATAGCCTTCCTCAACTCCGCATTGGAAGCACACAACTTCGCAGACGATGCAGCAGAACGAGACGATGACGTAGTCTGCTTACGACACTCCTTACAGTAGTAGTCTACACGCCCGGAAGACGAAGTAAACTCAGAAAGCGGCAAGATAGAATGGCACTTAGAGCAACGCTGAAAACCATGAGCACGCAGAACCGAATTCGACGCAGGCTTACCCGCTGGAACTACGCCGCCAAGAACCTCCGCGTCCGAAGCCGAAACAACATGATAATCCGAACGCCGAATATGAGTAGAACCATCCTCCACAGTAGAAGGCGTAGAAACATCCGACTTACTAGCACCCTCCTCCTTAGCAGCAGCCTTAGCCGCCTTGCGACGAGCTGCACGAGCCTTAGCGGCAATACTCTGGCAAGAGCGACACCAACACTGAAGGCCGTCCTTATTCGCAGAACTACGCGAAAACAAAGACAAAGGCTTCGAAACACCACACTTAGGGCAGAACTTCATAGGAATATCCGTAGCAGCGCTCGTGTACCCAGCAGCTAAACCCAAACCCATAGTCATCATATTACCCATAATCAATACATATTAAAAGAGGTGATTATATACAATTTTACACAACTTCTTGCAATGAACGTAAAATAATTGTAACTTGCTGCCATGCATAAAGCATTCAAATATCGCATCTATCCGAACAAGGCTCAACAAGCCTTGCTCCAAGCGACGTTTGGATGCTGCCGATTTGTTTATAATAAAACGCTTGACATTAGGAAGACGGCATATGAGACCGACAAAACACGGCTTAGCAAATTCGACCTCATTAAGAAAGTAACATCACTAAAAGACAAATTCGAATGGCTCAAAGACGTACCTGCAACATGTCTCCAGCAAGCCGTCGAAAACATGGATAAAGCCTATCAGAACTTCTTTAAGTCCGGCAAGGGGTATCCTAAGTTTAAGTCTAAACATCGCAGTCGCAAGTCTTGTAAGTTCCCATCCTCACATTGTGCTGTGTTGAAAGATACTAGTCACTTAAAACTTTCTAAGATAGGATTAGTCAAGTATAAGAAAGACCGTGAATTCACAGGGGTTTTACGCCACATTGTGGTTACACAAGAAAGTGACGGCAAGTACTACGCTTCGTGCTTGGCTGAGACAGGCGTCGATGCACCTAAGCCACAGTCCGTCGATGCTAGTACGACGGTCGGCATTGACTTAGGACTCAAAGACTTTATCGTCACGTCGGATGGATGCAAGGTACCTAACCCACGCTTCTATGCTACTATCGACCGTCGCATAGCTAGGCTTCAGAAGCACGAAGCACGGAAGCAGAAAGGCTCGAAGCGTCGAGCACGTATCCGGTTGAAGATTAACAAGCTTTATGTTAAGAAACGTAATTTAATTAAGAATTATATTTACTATGTCGCTAAGACATTACTGCGTGAGAGCCAAACGTTAGTAATGGAAGACCTTAACATTGTCGGCATGGTTAAGAATCATAAGTTAGCTAAATCCATACAAAACATTTGTTAGGGCGAATTACGTAGAGTTCTGGAGTACAAGTCGCAGTGGTTGGGTCACAACTTAATCTTCATAGATCGTTGGGCACCGAGCACGAAGACTTGCAGCCATTGTGGCTTCCACAATTCTACGTTAACGCTTTCGGATCGTTCTTGGACGTGTCCGGGGTGTGGTACGCAGCATGATCGTGATGTCAATGCAGCGCTCAACATTAAGCGTATGGGTTTAGAAACATTACTGCCCGCGGTGAGTGGGTTTAACGGACGTGGAGAGGTTGGTTGCAACTTCGACGAAGCGTCAATATGTATAATTAATAATTGTATATAATCACCTTATCCGAGTAACCCGAAACCGTCTTCAAGTTAGACGGAGAAGTCCCGATAGCATAACGCCCATGACGGCGAGAATCCTTCAGAAAGTCCTTAACACGCATTGTCGCAATCATAATCCACAAAATTAAAATTCAACACTAAAAATGAAAGCCTGCGGAGAGAAAAAGAACTCCCCGCAGGAATATAGCTACTCCGCCAGATAAGCAATAGCCCGCAACTTCGGAAGACGAACCTCCGCACGAGAAGCAAGCTCCCGGAGATCATCAAGATTGTAATCCGAGTAAATAGTACGCTTATAGTAGCCCAGAACCTGACGCGCAGAAGCACCAGACTCAATAGCCGATAAATCCGAAATAGCACGCTCGTACTTCCGAATAGCAGACCCAATCAAGCTAAGACGACAGAAATAAAACTCACCGTCTGCCGTGCACGCTACATAACTCCTAGAACTCGTGCGGGTCGAAACCACATTACCCGACTCGTCATATACCGTGTAAACGAACTGCGAACCCCAAAGTTAATGCCCGCAACAATAGCACGACGATAGGCACCCTCATCGTACCCACAGACAACCTCAAGGGAACCCGAATTGGCAACACGACAATCCGCAGAAACCCAACCCGAAGATAAAGCAGAATACCCAATATCCTGAATGCACTGCACAATATAAGTAGCATTGCCGTATAAAGCCGACAAAGAACCCGTCAAATAAAGAAGGTGCATACTATCAAAGTAAATAGTACCCGCCAGCATCAGCAACGCAGTGTCCTCTCTACACGAAACCTGAACACGATACTCGCCAACAGAAGGACCCTGACCCGATAACTCCAAGTCAACCATATCCTTATGACGCTCAATGCAAGCAATCCTGTAGGTGCTGAAGCCTAGAGTCGTGGTGAGACCATAAAGGTAATCCCCAACCTGCAACTCGAAAATCTTAACCTTAGTGTTCATAAGCTAAGCCTCCTCCGGATCAACGATGTCACCCGTCCCTCGGACAGCAACACCAAGCTCGAAAATACAGACCGACGTACCATCACGGCGGCAAGAACCACAGCACCCACCGATCAGATCCCTAGCCTGTGCGCAAAGGCACGGATTATCCGCAAAAGCACAACTAGGACAATGGGCATACGAGTATGCCGTCTTGCCCGGACACGGCGTAGGAATAGGACTCACCAAGTCGACCAAAGCAACAACCTTATAAACACGGTCGTAAAACTGAAACTCACCACCTGCAGGTACAAACCCGCTATAACCACAAGCACCCATAAAACACTATAACTCCAAAATGTGTTTACCAACAAAGGAAATGGCAGGACTAGTTAACTGTAAGTTGTAACGGCTCTGCAACAACTGGAACTCAGGACACGTATCCTCGACGAAAAACTCCCAATCATCAGGAAGAATCTCAACCTCCGTACAAGGCAACGATATACAATCGTAGGGATTAAAACCATCGGCATAAGAAGACTCAGGTAAGTAACAACGCTGCGTATAAGCCTCCGAAAGAACAACCCCGTCATGCATAACATGAAAACAACAGCCAGACCAACAGAGACCCGTACCATCCGTAATCTCAGAACTCCCATACTCACGGCGACGCGAAGAACACTTCGTATAACCCTCAATAGTAAAAATGCGATCAACATGCGGAGATTCCTTGAAAAAGCAGCTACAGCGGGTATTCTGATACTTACCATCAGCAAACTCAACCCACTCATCGTCCGTAAACCGCAACGGTGAAAGCGGCTTAAACAACGCCAACCGCTGAAACATATTCAAAATAGTATGAGCTGAATTATTACTATGACCCTGTGACACAAACACAGCTAAAAGCTCGATGACATCATTATACAACATACCATCTATACCATCCGACGCCGAAGTATAACCCAAAGCCTTAAGCTCCTCGACGGCATACTTCATAAAAGTACTGTCGGCAATAATACCCGGCAGCAAATCCTTATTAACCAAACAATCCATAATAAAATCCTACTTTAAACGATGGGCCTCCCCATCACGTATCTCATAGCACCTATCACACATGTCAAGCGTCAAGCGAGCATCGTGTGAAACAAGCAAAATCTCAAAACCAAAATCCCGGCAGATGGTCCGAACAAAGTCAATAAACCGAGGATAATGAGCCGCCGAAACCTGAACCCAAGCCTCATCCATAAATAAAACACGGCGCGACTTGTGCTTCATGATCAAGTAAAGCGTGAATACAAAGCTTACAACGACCATTAAACCACCACTTTGCGCGGTCGTTAAGTCACTCTTCTTACCGTCACCGTAATCCAACAGAAACTTGCTCGCATCCGAATCATAGACAACCTTAGCGTCCAGACCGAAGATAGACCGGACCGCAAGCGTAGCAAGGCGCTCGCACTGTGTAAGCGAAGACTTCGTAAGAAGCTCCTTAGCAGAACCCATAGCGTCACGGCAACGCTCTAGCAACGAAGACTCCGAAAGGACCTCATCCAACTGGTGCTCGTAGCTGAGAACACGCTCGTCGGCATCCGCAAGACGACGGCATAATGAAGTATAGGACTCCGTAAATCTAGTATACAAATCCAAATTCATAATCAAAACAATCGCTGCTGTCTACTATGGAAAGTAAAGCGGTTCTTAGCGTCCTCGTAATGGATAGGATCAAGCTCACATCCAACGAAGGAAAGACCAGCATTCAGGCACGCAATGGCCGAAGAACCACTACCCATATGGGTATCCAGAACACGCATGCCCGGCTTAACATAACGCGAAAGCAACCACTCGTACAACTTAACAGGCTTCTGCGTAGGATGAATCCGAACCTCATCCGAACCAACCGAACCACGGTAAGGAATACGAGCAATCTTCAAAGGACCACCGAAGCTCGTCCACGCAAGCTCACCCTGACCAAAGCTTAAGCTATCCGGAATGCTCTTATCCCACACAACCCATGACATAATACCCGGCAAGTAGGACGTAAAGTAATTAGCACCCCAGATAATCTGATGACGCGAAACACGGAACAACTCCGAAAAATAAGAACAATCCGGAATACTGTCATCCCAAGAACCCATGTAAATCTTAGACGAAAGACCCCCCAAGTCACGATTAGAAACACGAATCCCATACGGAGGATCGACAATGGCAACGTCGAAGGACTTATCCGGCAAAGACCGCATATAATCCATACAATCCGTACAGCGAAGCTCGACTCCAGAGCCTATGTATGTATCACCTAAAGAAGCCATAGACTAAGCAAGAGCATCATCATCATCGAAGTCCGGAAGCGAACCAGAACCCGAAGGACCCAAAGAAACAACAGGACCTGAAGCCGAAGCAGCAACACCCGACGAGCCAGAACCCGACCGGGCAGCAAGCGACGGCGACGAAGGGGCCGAAGCCGGAGAAACACCCCGAAGCGCATCGTACTTAGAAAGCCACGAAGACATCTCTGACTCCGCGGCCGAAAGCAAGGACTCCGAAGACGCAATCTCACGATCCAAAGCTGCAAGATCACTACGAAGCTGTGACTCAGACGGTACCGTAGCGTAACCTAAACTACTACTTAATGACGAAATCTGAGACTCCAAAACACCCAACTTCGTCTGGGCAGCAGATAAGCTCGACGCAACCTCAGAACGACGGCGCTGTATAGCATCCAACGATAAAGCCATAAAATAAATGATTAAAATTAAAAACTAAACCATAAACGTAAATCAGCTGCACCCCGAGGAACCCAAAGGGGAACCGCACAAAGGGCAAACACTACTATCAAGCAAACCATCCAAACGCGAAATCTCAGAAGCAAACGACGAACGGCTAGTAAGAAGCGACAACAAAGACTCCAAACGCTCACGGCGCGACAATAGGGAAGAACGACGCGACGCATGACGCTCCAACCCTGAAAGATACGAAGAATAACCAGACATGACAGAAAGACCCGACGACATAGAATCGCGGCGCGTAACCATATCTACTAAAGACCGAAGCGACGTCAGCCGCGAACGCAACGACGAACATGAAGATACCAAAGACGAATGCTTATCCAGAACCCCCAAGCAAGGCTCCAGAATGCCCAAAATTTGGCCCGAAAGAAGCGAGCTGGCTGCATGTAAATCCAAAAGCAATACTACCTCCCGGCGACGCAACAAAAACGCAGCGTAAGCGTCCAAAATCGACGACAACCGTGAATACCCTGCAACAACAGAAGACGCACGAACATAATCCGTCGTACGTAACTCAAGAAGCTGCGACAAGGACGACCGACGCGACCGCAACGACGTAAGTCTACTATAAGCATCCGTAACCCGAACATAAAGAGCTGAACCCGACGCCTGAAGCGAACCATACAACTCTCTACTGCGTTTAGCCGAATCAAGAAGCTTACCCAAACTCGTAGAAGCACCACGGCAGCGGTCGCGACGAACACCAAGGCCACGCCAGCAAACACTCCAATCCGATAACCCCGAACCCGAACCAAGAAGCTCGCCAATACGACGCTGGCTGAAACCCATAAGCAACGGCGGCGTAAACTGCTCCCAGAAGCTAAGCGAAAGCCTATCGCTCCCCGCCTCCAAAAAGCCGAAGTTCAAAAAGCTACAGACATCCGACGGAACCTCGCGCCGTGTCTTATCATAAGTAACGTCCCCAAGCCGATAAACAGCACCGCCCTTCTCCGTCTTAGTGACACGCAGAACACGAGCGTCATCCGAAAACCGAACCGAAACACTACACCCCGCAGAACCCCACCGGACACAGCCCGATGTAAACCTATTCATACAGGCGGAAACAACACCTCGGAACGTACTACTCTTACCAGCACAGCTCTCACCTCGAAGCACCGTCAACCCCTCGACACGTACCCGAACATCGCGCGCAGCAAGGTAATCCTTAACAACTATATCCATCCTACAGTATAAACACTAAAAAAAAAACAGAACCCAAAAACCAAGACACGAAGCCTGAACAGGACACGAAGGAAAACCAATACACGAAGGCGTCAACCCTCCGCGTAAACGTCGCAAACCAAAGTCGTAGGAACCGCCGCACAACAATCTAGTAAACCACGATAGTCAACAAAGTAGTTATGACAGACAGCATACACCAAATAAGGAGGAATACACCCTACATCAGTACAACCCACAAAGAAGCGAACCGTATCCAACTCCCACGAAGCCGTGTAAACATTATCCGAATCACGACTCCTGAAGGTAACATAATCGGAACATAAGGCGAAAGCATAAGCGTTCGAATAGTAAGACGCGATAAGAGAACGTAACACGGGAAAACCACGATCCGTAAACAACCACCACAAAGGCCGCAAAACAGGACGGACGCCGTCCATACTACAGCTACCCGGACGAACATCCCGAAAGCGGAAGACAGAACCCGTAGTGCAATCCTGAACCTTAAGACCACAACCTATGTAGCCCCAAAGGTAGATATCGATACTAGGAACTTGAACCATAAACTAATCTAGATTAAACGCAGTAACTAAATCAAAGCACACACAATGACCCCCACGCTCTAGTGCAGCAACAAGATCATGAAGGCCCGAAGACAAGGCAGGACTATCCTCGAAGGTCAACCAGAGCCGACCCGAAGGAACAAGGTGACCCTCGAAATCATAGCCCGAGCTATACTCTAGAAAAAGCTGGTGAGTGCCATGAACCCAAAAACGGGTAAGCATAAACGAACCGTACGTCTGTGGCGGTGTGTAACCCATATCGCTGCTCGACGAAAAACCTATAAACAAAGGATAACCATGCATAATAAAACCAAATTAATTAAAAGCATTAACGTAAACCAACACAACGCATAAACAATGCCACAAAAATACGGATATAGAATTGCACCCTCTACTAGAACAAAAAACAACCACCAACAGCCAATGACGAAGGACGCAACCAAAACCACACGGCCCCACGCACCCCGGAACCCAACACAACCCCCTAAACCCGCACACAACCCATAGCGCCCAAACCCCCAGAAACCACAACGAAGGCCGAGGAAAACCCCGGCCTGTCATCGTAATAAAATAGTAAGTCCCTACATATACGTAGACGCAGAATCAAACATGTTATTTAGACTCTACTAGCTCGAAATTCACAAACGGAACGTCCAAACCATAATCGAAAGAGAAGTTCTCGAACTTGCGAAAAAGAGAGAAAAAGGACATAGTCATAACCTGACCCTCATAATAGTCCGCAGGATACAAGCGTTGCATCTCCTCCTCGGAAAGCTGATCATAAACATAAGGGAGCTCGCGTAAACGCATATCGCACTCGTTAAGATGAGCAGCACCCGCGGCTGTCAAGGTGACTGAAATGATGTCACACAACTCCATGACTACAAGTTTGAAATGGAACCTTCTGATGATAAAAGCTCACCCGTCTCCGGGTCCAAGTCCGACGGATTAACGGCAGGATCAACATAGACCGGAATGCCCGGACTCGTGCCCACCTCCGAAGCGCCGTTAGTCCGTAGATACTCATATAACCGCTTAAGGGTGGTATGCTCCATAGCGTAAAGCTTCTTGACACCAAAGAACTTCTCGCCCCACGGAAGTGAATAGCTTGCACCCGACTTCCGTATAACACCCGAAGCCACAGCTTCGTCAATGGTGGCGTAGCGCTTGCTAACTCCCTGACCGAAAATGAGCTTGACCTTCTTCTGACGGAAAGGCTTGCTGAACTTGTTCTTGGTAGCCTCCATGAACAACTCAACACCGTAAACCTCTTCGGTGTCACCCTCCTTCTCCTTGAGCTTGAAACCAACAGAAAGCTTGATAATAGCATCCGGAACATGGAGTGCTGCATATCCGCCATCCTGACGGTCCTTCGGGGCGTAGGGGTTAGGAATACCCATCTGGAGGTTAGCGCGGGCGTGAAAGAGCCATAAGGACGCAATGTCGGCATCCGCAAACCAGTTCTTAATACGGGGAAGCAAAAAGGATGCCTGCAGTGCCTTAATACCCGGACGACAATCCTTGACCGTTAAGGTCTTATCCGCATAAGCCTCCAACTCCGACATACTATCAAAGACGGCAAAGGAAATACCAGCGTCCTGATCCGAAGATATAACCTTGCATACGTCCTCCAACTGAGCATAGTCACGGACCGTAAGGTGAATGAGAAGACCAGACTCCTTGTACTCCCATAAGCCGAAAGACTGAAGCTGAAGGTCATTCCATGCACGCTCCGTATCCACCAAGACACACTTCAAACCCTGACGACAAAAGCTACGAAGTGTCTGGGCCGCAATGGTGGACTTACCGCAACCTGCGACACCCCACATAGCGTAGGAGCTACCTCTAGCGATACCTCCACCCAAGATGTCATTCAATGTGTCGATACCCGTATCGACAAACGTAGTAGGACGGTCGATACCATACTCATTCAACACGTCCGCAAGGGAAGTCAATTCCGACTTCCCGGATTTCTCTGACTTTTTCGCCATAAAATAAAACAATTAAATTGCAGGAATCCCTCCTGCTGGGAACAAAGGCGGAGAACTCCCTCCGCAGGGAATTAAAAATCGGCATAGAACACCCAATCGTCGTCATCACTACTGTCCGACGAGGGGAAACCCGGAATCGGTACCTTAACCTCTTCCGTAGATTGTGTAGAAGACTCACACATAAAAATATAGGATATAGAATTGCATGATCAGCTCCTCCGGAACCAATTGGATATATAAATGACAGCATCCAAGAGGTCGCATACTACGTCATAGAACCAATGACCAAAACCATTATTGAAATAAAACATAACTCTGTGTAAATCAATCGAATAGATCCTTCTGCAGCCGCGGGCAAAGCTGGTAAGTCTTCTTGTAAGTACCAGCCAGTATATCCAAACCAATAGCAGCGAGGATAACCGCCGAAGCCTCGTCATGGTTCATAGCAATACTATAATGATCCAGCACCCACTGGACAATGAGCTTCTTGCCCTCCTCCTTGGAAATCTTCTTAGGCGGGACTTCCGGAATCTCGCCTTTTTTGGCCCGTTTCTTGGCCGTAGATGGACGAACCAAAGAGTTGATAGCCGTGGGTGGGATTAGATAGAAATCGGCTGTGAGGGGCGAAAATAGACCCGAAGGAGACCTGAACAAACCTCCAGTAGAGTACTTCTGTAAATCCTGAAACTCCGTGTAAAGCATACACTGCAAAGGAAGAAGATAGGGTCCCGAACCGGAAAGCATGGCAGGCATCTCTGCAAACACAGCATCAACACTATCATCGTACTCCGTAAGCCACGAGCGAACCGCCTTCGCATGCCATGTAGCAGCCTGAAAAGACTTATCAAAATGGAAGATGTTACCGCCCTCCTTTAGAACCTTAGGAACCTCAATGGAGGTGTAAGCAATAACACCCAGCTCTGAATCTAAAATAGAAAGACCCGTCCGTGTAAAACTCGGATCAATACCTAATACTCGCATCGTTGCAAAAATAAAAACCGGAAGCCTCCTAAGAGACCTCCGGCTGTCCAACAATCCACGGGGGTCTAGAAGCTAGAACCACCGAAATCCTCCGGGAAGTCCTCACCCCCACCGAAGCTATTGCCCGCAAACGGGTCCATAGGCGGCGGAGTGATAGGCATGCCCGGAGCCAAACCCGGAGCATCCTGCGGAAGACCCGGAGCCTGAGCCTGCGGCGCAGTAGGAGCAGAAGCATATCCTGAAGCAGGATAAGAAGCCGCAGGAGGAACCGGAGCAGGGGCCGGAGCGGGATGAGGGACAGGAGCAGCAGCCTGCGCAGGGGGAGCCTGATACGTCTGCTGCGGAAGACCCGGAGCTGCCTGATAACCACCGTAAGCGGGGGGCGTAGGCGGAACCGTAGGCATAGGACCGAGCTGCTGCTGGGGCGGAGGCGTCGGAAGACCCGGAGCCTGAGAAACGCCACCAGCGAGGGACGAAAGGTAAGCACGATAGGCATCAGCAGTCTTACTCGTCACAGCATCAACCTGCGTGTAAAGACCCTGAATAACTTCAGGCTTAGCAGTAAGCAACTGAATGCGCTGACGAATAGCATCCGAATACTGAAGCGTAGCCGGAGTATAATCCACCGACGAAACGTCCTTGCCCTCCTGATTCGTGCGCTTCTCCTTCTGCAGCATAATAGCGTTAGCATTAGGATTGGCACGGCGAAGACCCAAGAAGCGGAAGTACTGCTTCTCCGTCATGCGGATATACTCAACCGTAATGTCGTCACTCGCAACCTGACCATACTGATCACAGTTGAGACGAGCAACCAAAAAGAAGTAGTAAAGCTGCGGCTCAAGCCGGAACTCAACCATAGACTGACTGTCAAGCTCAAGGTTACCAAAACCCCGAACGTAAACGATATTCTTGGCCAACGTGTTGTTGTCCAGAGGAATGCAATAACCAGTGTACCCTACAGCAATGTCTACACGACTGATAGACACCGAAGATGCACTCTGCCCAAACTGAATAAACTGACCCATTTTCGAAGTAGATAATTATATGTTAATTAAAAAGGTTCGTAAAAAGTCCACCCCGAGAGCATCGCCGACTTCGAAAAGGACCTACACTCTCACATAAGCCCTCAGAGTGGACATGACGTAAACGTAACTACCTGCGCCAATTATCAACGTATCTAGTGCGCTGGATTACCTCGAAGTCTGCACGTAGATCATTAAGGCGGCCCAAGTAAACCATGACCGTATTTAAGCGCTCCTTAAACAGCTTCGTAGCACCAGCATTGGAAACCGAATTCAAAGCCTTCTGGATGGACGACAGCTCTACAAGCAACTTACTACGAAGGCGCGTGAGCAAATACTCCGACTCCAGAACAACGTCATTCTTATCCGACCGGGACCGCGACGGATCACCAAGCTTATCCAACTCCGTATCCAACTGAACGAATAAACTATTAATCATAGTATCTTGATCCGCAAACTTATCCCGGTAAGCCTTCAGAATCACAACCGCGTCTACCTTAGCATCTACCACACCCATCTTCACTATTTAAAATATTGCCTACGCAGCAAGTTCATATAAAACCACAACTGACACAAATCCCGAAACTTCGACGTGTAGAACTTATCCAATGTACGCATCGCCTCGATAGCTCCCGTAATGGACGGGCGAAGACTACTCTCCAAGCGCATCTTAGCACGACGATAATAAGGAGAATCCGTGGAGTTGAGTAAACGTAATATGAACGTGTCCATAGACGCCGAAACATGACCTACAGACGTATTTCCGCACTCCTGAATAAACCGAGGAATGAACTTAACACTCCCATACAAGTCAAACAGCTCCGTAAACTTAGACTCCTCATCCTCGAACGTAATCCCAGTGAAGATGAAAGCCAGACACTCATCTATAAAGTCAGGACCCTCCGTAGCCAAAGTCTTCAAAGTGCGCTTCCGGGAACCGAAGACACGCTGAGCGAAAGCCAGAACCTCACGGCGGATAACATCCTCGTCCCAGACCTCATCGAAAATCTGACGCGAAATGAAAACGCAATCCGCGTAGTCATAATCCAGATACTCCCTATCCTGCTTAGACTTAATATCACGATAAGTGATAAACTCAGAACTTGACGCAGGATTCTTAGATACAGCGTAGGACGGAAAGAGAAACGGAAGAATCCGAAAGTAATCCGGCGAAGATAATGATATGACCTTTACACCCGACATAAAAGATAAACCAGAACCCTAAGCGACCAGAAAGCCGTGGTGCACATAAAACAAATAACAAACATAAGGAGTATATCCTTAACGACCGTATGAAGGTCAGCAGCAACGCTCGAAGACGAGTTGATATTGTCTTCCTTATGCGACCAAAAAGCACGAAGCGAACGCACAAAAGACTTAAGAAGCCCGGAGATCACCAATGCAATTGTAAAGGCAAAAGTCAGTGATGTAAGAAAACTGATGATAAAAGTAGACCCAGACATAACCTAACCACGATATAATGACAATGATAATAAAGCAACCTCCGTCTTTGAAGCGCCAACCGCCAAAAGACGACTAGTATCCGGAAGCTCCAAATGAGTAACCGTGCTGGAGAAAGAACGATCACTAAGCATAAAGTCCTTCTCGGAATGCTCAGAACGAATCTCAAGTGGAACCTTCACAACCTCCCGAAACCTACTAAGCAAAACCGGATCGACAATATCCAAAGAGCTATAACAATCAATCTGAGGATTCTCCTCCGTGAGCTTCAAAAGCATGGAAACCATCTGCTTGGAAAAGGTGCTGATGTCCCCAAGAACAATACGTGTACCCGGTACATAAGCCTCCACAAAGTCTCGAAGCTCCGAAATGTTATGAACGAAGTTGACAAACTCCGACTTATCACGAACCAAAAGACGCATGACTACTCTGCAGGACGAATAACGTAAGCATTCGGAACCAAGATAGTACCCGAACCAAAACTATCACCATGCGTAGGATAGTGAACCTTCAATAAAGGAACACCACGCCAACTCCCATAACCGTAAACAAAACCCGCCATAAGAGACTTCGTAGAACCAACTTCCGTGCCAACAGGAAACAACTTAGGAGCATCCTCCGCAAGTTGCTTGAAAGTGGATTGCTGAGCTTCAAACTGCTTCACAATGTGCAAAGCACGTTCATACGCAGATGGAGAAATTATAGCCATACCCTACTTCGACCTAATACCCCAAAACTCAACAAGCTCACAAGCCGCATCAACCAAGCCTGCAACATTAGGATAAACGTCACAGCAAGCCTCAAACTCAGAAACACTATAAGAGTCATGACGCGGATCGACAACACCGAGGTAAACCGCACCTATCTCCGTAGCCGGAGAAATGCAATTGCGAGCCACAACAATACCTCCCATAGCATCATCATACACAACAGTAGTATCGTAAGGCCAAGCACGAGAAGCAACACCAACATCCCCGATAAAACACCCCGCAGTGCAAACAGGCGACAGAACCAAACCATTACCTGCTGCGGGCGAAGCATAAAACTCCGTGCCAGCCAAAGACGCCGAAGCAGGACCCTGAAGTGAAGAACCGCAAAAGAGAGTGCCGCCTACAATCTTAGTAGGGTAACTCACTAAAGCATACCCAAGACGTACAATAAGATCGTACTCACGGATCAACTCCACGGAAGTATTACACGCCGCCTCCAAGTCAGTATAACCAACCGACTCAATACGCCACGAAACCGCCAGCTCCTCTAAGATAGAATGACGAGCAAGGAGGGGCTTAATCTTAAGCCGCTCATTGTCCGTAGCCGTCAAAAACAAAACTGAAGCCATACACTACTCCTCCGGATTAGGGGTGTTAATAACACGACGCTCGATAGCAGACGAATAATCCAGATTCGGAACCGCAAAGAACGCAGCACCATGCCCCGAAAGAAGGTCAAGCTCCGAAAGGACGAAAGCCTCGACCGTAGCCGGAACAGACGCAACGCCCCACTCCTTACGTCCATGATGCGAGTAGATGCAGTGCTGAATGCGCTCCAGAAGCCCCTCCGAGAGGAACTCACCATAGACCTCCTTCACATACTCCGCGGAGGAAACCGAATGCGGCTTCAAGCACAAAGTCTCGTCATACTCGAAGACCTCTGGTGTGTACTCCTTCGTCTTGCCCCAGTCATGATACAAAGCTGCAAGCGTGATGACGAACAAATCCAACTGATAAGGGAACGTCTTACGAAGACCCCACAGCATGTAAAGAATCTCGAACGTATGCTGAGCAAGGCCACCTTCGTAAGCATGATGGAACTTAGCAGCAGCCGGATAAGCACAGTAAAGCTGATACAAGGCCGGAAGCTCCTCAAAAAGCTTGCGGACGACCTTTTGCCGCGCCGTGAGCGACTCAACAGGTGTCTCTGGAGCGGTAACCCAGTCAGCAAGAAGATGCGAAAGGCAAGCCTGAAACCGCTCGAACGTAGGGCACGGATGAACAAACGACGCCCAATGAGGATACTGCTCCTGAAGCTTAGCATCCTGCATGAAGTTACCGAGGTCGCCCGCGAACCGATCCTCCGAGAAAGATCGGAACCCAGCGCTGTTAGCCTCAGGAACACCGTCATAAAGCAGGATGACGTGATCCATCAAGGCATCCGTGTTCTCCCAAAAGAAGCACGAAATGGAAGTACCATGCTCGTCAACTATGACAAGCTGATTATAGTAGCGACCGTTCTTAGCTACGGCCTTTTTACAAGAAGTGACGAGGAAGGACTGAACATTTGAACTCATAACAAAAACATATTAATGAAACAATAAACGTACGCATCTATAACTCCTTGATCATTACTGGCGTCGTGCTATCCAAAGATGCTACGATAGCAAACTGATCTGAAAGCGGAAGCTGGTCGAAATCCCGAACAACGCTGAAATGACCGCCGATGACCGAACTGCAATCCTCGACGAACAACGACGGAGACCCCTGCAATCCTTCGTCACGAACACCCAGCGATAAGGTACTCGACACCAGCAGGACCGTACCCACTGGTAAGGACAACAAGCGTCTCCGCCAATCAGAAACAACAGAAGCGTAGACACGCTCAAAAACCGGAAATAGAAAGTTGCGATTCATATGGAAAGAGTTAATTTTATTTCTAAAACAAAGATAGTAAATTAAATTAACACCTCCAAATTATAAACCATTAATATTTTCCGTCAGCGACCTGAAACACCGTAAAACCTCGTGAACGATACATATCTACGACACGGGCACGATCCTCAAAGATAATCGTATTATGGGATGCTACTCCGTAGGTCTTAGACACGTAATCCAAATGACGAGCCTTCAAAGCCACGTCCGGACAATGGTCCGCATCCGGGCGACAAAGATAGACTGCGTCTGAACGCCATAACCCAAAGCCTGACAGCCACTGAATGGTAGCCTCCTTACAGCGCTCAGGACGCCCCGTAATGAAAATAGGCGTATAATGGTTATGCGGTAAAGACGGAGAAAGCAACGAACGAATAACGCAAGCAACGTTCTCGATAATAGGATCACCCTCAACCCCAGCATAAAAAGAGTCCCAGTCCTTAGACGCTCCAGAAATAAAATGAAGACGATGATCACACGAAGCAATCGTACCGTCTATATCAATAATAAGAAAGTATTGCATAACCACCCTATTTTAAACTTCGAAGATGAGCAACCCAGCGGGTAGATACATCACGCCAAAAACTCTCGCCCTCCGGCGTAAGCCGCCACTTGAAAGCAATCGAAACCAAAGACTTAGCAAATTCCTGAAAAGTCATATCAGCACGGACATAAAAATAACGACACACAATAAAGTCTCGCAAATCATCACGATCCTCCGGTGTATTTAAAATCGACAAAGAAAAGCGATTTAAGAACTTATCCAGAATTCCCTCCGACTCCAAAAAGTTGCAAAAAGCCCTAGCCAAAGCATACACAGTCATAGCCATCACACAACGTTATAAGAGTCTAAACACCACAGTCATAAGAAGGAGACCCATATTTAATATTTTCCGCCTTGAATAACTCTATACCCGTTCCCGACTCCTCGTCGTAATCCGGAATGCCATGCACCTCGTAACATGCTACACCCCGATCTACAGCGCAGCAATGCAACGTATTATAATTGTCAAACATACAGCACTTACACACACGATACCCAAGCCCCGCCAACCACTCAGTCAACTCTTTTCGCTTCGCCATGTCGACCACACGAACAAAGCATGAAGTGTAAGAAGTCATCTTCTCTTCTGTTTTAATTCCCTGACGCAGCGCAGGACGTAGTTTACTCGTTTCTTATAAATGTATTCTACGGCGTCCTGACAGCTAAGTCCAAGCGATAGAATAAATTCACAGAGCAACATGGTCGGATATCTATCCCGAGCCTCCTTCCTAAGCCGTCTCAGTAGTTTGGCTTTCATAATCACAAGTCGCAGAATATTCCGCAGTCATACGATTTTATTTTACCACCACGAGCACGAGGATCAAGCTCATCTAGAAAAATCCGCTCACCGCGCACTTTAACCAAGCGACAGCCAATCCTGCGGCTCTGCTCTGCACGAGCAGCAAATACCTCCGGATGCATCGAACGAACCAAATTCCAATAAGTCGGGCTAGAGGATTTGACACATCCTATACAATTAGCATTCGGATAGCCCATAGAATAGACACGTGGCAATTTAATACCAGCATCATGCAAAATCGTAAAACAGTCACCTTTGGAAATACCTGCATCTATCAATACAGGTATTACATTACTACGCTCGTACTTGGTAAATCGTTTATGGCGATCTACCTCATCTCTAGTGAAGCCCAGCACGTGATAGTCGATTTCATGCGTGCGCTCAAAATGATACCGCGCCATTTTCTTTAGCATTAGAGTACATGGCGCCCCGCCGACACCAGACATATATTTCTTACGATCAAAGACCTCACATATAGATGCATTCGGAAATTCCGGATTGACAGCTTCGATTATCGGCTGACCTATCCACTGCTCCACATCCTTCTTGAAGCGAACGTTATCCCCGTCCTCCTCCTTAATCGGATTATTCACCACGAAGACTCGATAATCTTTCCCGTACTTATCTATCGTCATTTTAGCAGCTACTGCGCTCGCAGCACCACAACTAAACCACACTGCGATTGTCGGCATACCCCTATTCATAAATTTCACGCCAGCCGGTAACTTTGGCGTCGGTTGAATGTTCGATGAAGAAACAACCCAATTTGGGCGAATAGAAATCAATCGCAATTTGACCGCCCGGACATTTTACGAGAACATCTTTATGCGGTTTGGGCAACACCTCTTTGGGGTCGTTCCACCGCGCCAGTTCCTTATAAGCGGCAATATAAGCGTCTATCATCGCCAGCCTATTGTATGGATGCACGCTCCCGGCTCCCTGCGAATCCACCCATTCCCTTGCCCTTTCATCAATCGTTTTCATATTCGTTCAGTTTTTGGATGAAATTCCTTCGGTGATACTCATAATCCGGCTCGAACTCTCCATCCTCACCATTCTCGAACCACATATCATCGAACGCGCTGATTGCTTTAGCCCGCATCCGCTCCTCGGCTTCCTGCTCCGCTAGCGAAACAGCTATAACCACCTCCGGCATACCAATATAACATGATAGCACATCGCGCGGCAAAGACTCTAAATACTCCTTCGCTCTTACACTTTTCATGATTTATTAAATTTTACAAAACATTGACACACTCCCACGCCTAAAGACGCTGGATTCTTGACTCAAACATGACTGCCGCTAAAAGCGGGCTTACAACCACTAATCAACGCGTCCATGCCCGAACGCTTAATGTTTAACGCTGCGTTGAAATCACGATCATGGCGTGCGCCACATTGTGGGCAAGTCCACGACCGATCAACCAAACGAAGCTCCTTATTAACGTACCCGCAACCACTACACGTCTTGCTGCTAGCAAACCACTTGTCAACATGAACAACGTTAGTGTTGTACTTAACGGCTACGTGTTCCAAACGAAACACGAAAGATGCGTGGCTAAGGTCCGAAAGCTTACGGCCCCACAAACGACGCATGCCCTCTAGACTCAATGTCTCCAAGCAAATCGTAGAATAATGACGACATAGTTCATGCGCCAAACGCCACTGATAATCATCACGGTGGTTGCTAATGCGACGATAAAGCCGACCAAGCTCCAAACGGCGACGACGATAATTATTAGAACCCTTTATAGAGCGACTCAACCGACGGTGCACCTTATGAATATCACGAAGCGACTGCTTGAAAAACTGAGGATTCTCGTACACGCGTCCGTCGGATAACGTCAAGTACGTCTTAAGATCAAAGTCAATGCCTACAACCGCACCATCATGTATCGTGTTGCTGGATTCAACCTTAGCATCGGTCGTAACGTACAACCAAAAGTCACCGCACGGATCACGCTTAACGCGAACCGTCTTTATCGCGCCATTAAAGTCACGTGATTTGTGAAATTTATAAGTTTTCTTAAGTCTGTTAATCGTAAAGCAATTGCCATCTATTTTATAGCCATAGTGGAGTTTGTAGACGAATGATTGGAAGTCGGCCGCACGACGAAACTTAGGCGGCCGCTTAGCAAGCTTCTTAAAGAAACGCTGGTAGGCCGCATCGAGACGTTGCAAAACTTCAATACTATTATGAGAATATAGTAAATTCCGCTTGATGCGTTTGACAAAATGCTTCTGCATGTCTACCGTGGAAACGTACGTACCATACATGCGATAGCATCTACGTTGAAGTGCCAGCGCGTGGTTCCATACAAATGCACACTCACAAAGCATTCGATCCAACCATATGGTTCGACGCGTTCTGTAAAGTTTGTATTTGTATGTCAGCATAGATGACTATAATTGCTTTGCAAATATAAATTTACTTTTACGTTTATGCAAAATTAAAGGTTGTATTCAACCCATGCCTAAAGGCATGGGCTTTCTACAGCCTTAATTCGTAAAAAAACCGAGAGCAAAAACTCTCGGCTTAACAAAGAATGGGACTTTATAAAACTACGACACTACGTACTCACACATAACCTCAAAGTCGACTTTAGTAACAGTAGCATTAATACTTAAAGTCGTAGTACCTTTATTAGCCACCAATAATGGAGGCGTAACCGTAGCAACCACCTGCTGACTAACCTTAGCCACGTCAGCACGGTGGAATGCAACAAAACCATTCGAATCCGTAGTACCTCTTACTGTAATAGACTTGCCGTCAACGTTCATGTAATTAATCATAACAGTACAATCAGAAGGAACAGGTGACGATGCACTACCATTAACCGAATAGAACCCTTGAACCGTGAAATTTACGATTCGGTTAGGATAGGATAGGTAGCGAAGCTCACACGCCTGCGCCCCCGTCTCGGCGAGAGCATTTACAATATCCGTCTGCTGAATATGCCACTCCTGATAACCCTCATCAAGAACATACGCGGAGACAACAGTATCAGTAACATTAGGACCAACAACAAACTGAACCGTGCGACCTACATCCTCCAGAACTGGATCAAGCTCAATATACTCAATAGCATCTGAGTAAACCAAATTGAACATGTTCATCTCACCAGCCTCAATAGTCGTGGCACTCTGGTAACCATACTGATCATAGAGACTAACCGCCATATCCAAAGTGTTCGTCAAATCCAAACGATAAATATCGAACATTTGAGCATACTGGCATACTTGATTAGAGATAGATATATCCACAGTAGTAGGTTTGCTCTTAGAAGAACCTAACAAAACATTTCCAGCACTATAAAGCTCAACATAGATGACATCCCCGTCAACTACAGAAACTGACTCAAATATCGAAGTGGCATTTACTAAGATGTACTGACCAGTAGAAGAATCTAAAGGATAAAGCACAGACGTTTTATAAGTTTTACCTCTAGTTTGATTGTAAAGCTTAATGTAAACATTGCGTCCCTTTAAGCTATTCGCAGAATCCACAGGACGAATTTCCAAAGCCATACCCACAGGCAAAGCCCCCGCAGCCTGCATGACGTTCAACGACGCCGTGACCGACGAATCGCTGGACGTAGAAAGTATGACCGACTTCGACCGCGCCGAAGACGACGGATTATCCGTCGAGTCAACCTTTATAATCTGATCCTGAACCGCATCATCCATCGTGACCGTAATGTAGTCAGTGGAACTCGATCCCCAAAGAATCTTCTTAGAAACAGTTGCCATGAAATAAATGTTTTTAAGATTTTTAAAAAGCATGGGTGAGATTCACCCATGCTGAGAAAGTTAAGAAACGTCGAACGTATCATTCGTCTCGACATAGACACTAACCTCGGAAGCACTCTTGCCTTCTAAGTTCACCGTGACTCTGCTGCCATACCGCATGCCGTCCAAAGACACATAAATCTCAGGATCAGCACCCACCTGATTGAACGTCACATCCGTAGTACCCGACTTACCATTGCCGGAACCCGTGATCGTCACAACGAAGCCATTACGCGGAGAAACGGACAGGTTAGTAGTATAAGATACAATACCAGTAGGGGGAGCAAGAGTGAAGCCCGTAAGAGCAGTCTTGACCGCGTAGGCGAAGGACCCTGACAAAATAGGCGTCTCCGACCCTGATGTATAGAAAGCCCTCTGTGTGAAGTTAGGCGAAAGCGTATAAGAGCCTGCAGAAGCAGCAACACTGATGGGCGACGTATGTGTAACAATAGGATCGGAGTACGTAACCTCATTGGCCTCACGGTAGAGGAACAACGAATCCGACGCCGTCTTGCCATTCATGGTTATATTAACCGTAATGGTAGCCTCCAACTGACGAGCCGTAACCACGTTGCCCAAGCTTGTAACCGTATAGTTACCCGTAGATGTATTGACATCACCACCCGTGAACGTCTTAGAACTTATAAGCGATGCCGTTTCGGTTTCACCCGAAGTCCACGTACCAGTCTGAGTAGCTAACAAAGTCGGGTTACGGTTGTCGGCACCCGCAGAAAGCGTATTGACCGCAGGAGTACCTCGGTATTCGAAAGTCGTAATCGTAGGAGTACCCCATGTTCTGCTATTAGCCTCCTGATAAACATCAAAACTCTTAGTTGCAGTCACGCCACCATCACCTATAGCAGTAGCATCCAAAGTGCCGATAAGTGTACGAGACTTAACCGTAGTGCCTAAGCTGGGCGCAGATACCGCCGTAGAGTACGAAAAGGAAACAGTCCCCGGACGAGAATCTCCTGATGTAAAGGAAACCGTCTGCGAACCTGAAATACCCGACGCCGATGACACACTACCACCCGAAGCAGGAATGTCCGCAACAGTACCACCAGAAATAGTGACAGCACCATAAGTCGCGCTATTGGCAGCTTGATAAACATCCGCCGTAGTAGACCCCGTCTTACCATTGACCATAAGAGAAGCAGTAGCCGTAGTTATCTTAGACCGAGACTTAACCGTAGTGCCAAGTGACGAAGCTGAAACAGCGCCCGTAGACGTATTAACACTCGTGCCGCTATAAGACCACGTGCCACCGGAGGTAACCGTACTTGTGGAGCCAGACGTATAGGAAACACTCTGTGTAAAAGACTTCGACGGTGTGACGCTACCGCCCGAAGCGGCAATATCAGAGTAGGAAAGCGTAAGAACCGGGACAGCATACGTGGCCTTATTCGCTTGACGACCAAACGAAGTAGTACCCGTCAGTTCATTATAGGTGAAATGAATAGCTGTAAAAACCACAGGAGAGACATCAGTCCCAGCACTTATATAAGTCATAGTTTGATTCGCAGAATCCCAAGTAGCTGACGGAGACGTCATATAATACTCCGTAGACACTCCCGAAGATACAACATCCTCAGAAGACGAACCAGACGAATAACTGTACTTTGCAATAAACGATACAGTGAGAACACCACCATTAGCAGCAACCCAAAACCGAGTGTCAATATCTGGAATGCCAGTGGGAGGATTCGACGAAGTACTGCGAGCGACAATCACCGTAAAAGTCTTAACATTAGCAACCTGCATGAACGACAAGGAATTGGAAGTAAACCCAGCGCGTGTCCACGAAACATCGGAACTGCGTGCATCGCCTGCAATCTCGCCACGCGAAAGAACATGCAACGACATGGGATAAGTAGCATCATCATCCAACACCTCAACCCAAGACACTGACGTATTGACCGTCACATCACTAAAATCAGTGATGCGGACCTCATTCGTAGAACCCGACGTATAAGAATACTGATTATAACCTGCACATGCAAGGTTACCACCCGCCGCAGGAACAGCAGACCAATCTGAAATCCAAGAATCACCAGAAACCGATGGCGCAGCCAAACGAATACCTGTAAGAGTCTGGAGGTTAGCCTGACGATACATGTAGAAATGAGTAGTACCATAAGGCGTAGTAACCTCTATAGTACAACCATACGAATGGTAATCCGAATAGACCGAAGTCCCCGCCGACGGAATCGTCAAAGTCCAAGACGAAGCGTCCCACGAAGCACCAGACCCCAACGCAACAGGCTCAGACGTGGACGACGCAGAAACGTCCTTGACAACAGTAGAACCCGACGTGTAACTCAAGCGAACACCCGGCGTAGCTGTAACAGTACCACCTGTAACCACAACGACGTTACCACGACCATCATAAGACGGATCAGCAGCATAAGCGTTACTATGATCTACAAATGTCTCGACGTTAGCCTCCTGCGAAACAGAAGCTGACTTCGTAGCAGTAAGACCATGCGACGTCAAAGTCCAAGTGACACTATCAGACCAAGCATCTCCTGCTACAGATCCGCGCGAAGCATACGTAACAACGCCCGTACTTGAATCGACAGAAGCACCATGACCCGAAGTAGTCAACGCGAAGGAACCCTCCGGAAGTGGAACCGCAATGTTCTTATCGACAGTACCCGAAGTATAGAACTGAGTCTCCGTAGCCGCCAAAGTTGGAACCGACGTGCCGCCTGAAGCCGCAACCATAGGCGTAGTAGAATAAGCAAAAGACGTAATAGTGAGATCACGGAAGCCTATAGCATTGACGCCCTGATTAGCGACATTACGCGCACGACCCGTGCCACTGATATTCTCAACAGTACCATTAGCCCAAGAACCCGCAGCTAAAACAATCGTAATATCCTTCCAAATATACGGCGATGTGAGAGAGCCAAGAGTGCGGCCCATATTCGCTGCCGAAACCTCGCCCGTGGAAGCGTCAACAATCGTAAAGACCGAAGACGACTCAGCCAAAGAGTAAACCGCAGTATTAGAAGCAATAGTATAACCCACGGGCGGCTTAGCACGCTCGCCCACAACACCACTCGAATAAGTCGCCTGACACCACTCGCCAACATGCGTAGGCAAATGAGACTCACCCGCAGGTGAGAACTGCGGCCAGTCGAACGAAATGTCCATGACTACGAACGACTCGATCTTATTCATAGCCTGAGTACAGCCCGCCTGCGAATTTGTAGACAGCCCATCTGCCGAAACAACAAGACCAACTTGTATATTCAGCAAGAGACCCACGGTCGTACCACGAGACAGGAACGTGACAAGACCCGTAGAAGCATCAACCGTAGCGCCCGAATCGTAGTCGTTAACAATACGGAAAGTCTTGGTGTAGGTCGTAACAGGAACAGAATCCGTAGCACCCGAAGTATAAACACGATTCTTCTGCACCTTGATATTAGGAGCAACCGACGTGCCGCCTGAAGCCGCAACCGTAGACGAATAATTAAATGCTGTAACCGCAAGCGTGCTACTCGTAACCTCGTTAACACCCTGCGTGGCCTTACCCGTACTCGAATCAGATCCCGAAACGGTCTTAGCTCCTAAGGCCGACAACTCCGAAGACGGAGTGTAAGTCAACGAAAGAGAATAAGTAATAGGCGGGGACTGGCGAGAACCAAGCGTCGTGCCCATAGAAGCTGCCGTGAGTGATCCCGTAGTAGTGCTATTCAAAGTGAAGCCACTACCGTTAGTCATAGAGAACGACGGCGTGAGAGCATATGTATACCCAGCAATAGCAGATGCAGACGACAGAGTAGAACCCGAAGACATCGTAACCTTGATGGTCGAATCCGTAGTCGGAGTAATAGTTGCACCCTTAGCCGGAATGGTGCTGGAGGCAAACGAAGCGTCAGAAACCGAAACCGTCTCTACGAAGTTAGCAGCTTGACTAATAGGAACAACACACTCCAGCAGAGTATTAACGCCACCAACGTATAGAGTATACTGCGCCCGAATGGTGACACTCCGTGGACCACCGGAATCCAAAGCACGGTTCGCAACAGTAAAACTCGTAGCAGTACTAGAAAAAGTAACCCAAGATACAGAAGCCCCATCCTTGAATAAGAACACCGGGCGCACATCATTATCTACAATAACTACACCATTGCGCTTGACAACAACATGACCTGTACCAACGATTGAATCATAAGTATCACCTCCAGCAGCAAAAGCCGGAATAGCGACCACCGTAAGTTCAGACTCGAACACCGAGGCCTCCTGCGTAAGGCTAACCGTACAAGACTTAGAAATACCCGCCGCCGAAATAGTTAAATCCGCCGTCCGAACCTTAGACAACGGATTAACATCAGCAGACAACGAAACCGTCTGATTACCCGAAAACGACGAAGCCGTAGCTGTCCACTGACCCCCCTCTTTGAAATCACCACTTACCGAAGCCATAAACAAATAAAACTAAGCCCATGTTGCCTCTATAGAGACATCAACCGACGACGAAACCTGACCCGTACTGAATGTGCACGTCATAGCACCCGCAGGAATGTAAGGCGACGCCGGACACACGTCAATAACAAAACACTGATTGACCATGTCAACATCCGAAGGATCGCCATGAACAACCAACTGAAAGCAAATGAACGAATCAGGATGATCCGGATCAAAATACCAGCGCCACTCCTGAGCGCCGTAGTCATTCACACCCAGAGAAGTAACATCCTGCGAAAACGAAACGTCAACAGCAGGATAGGAGACAATATCAATACACTTGCGGCGGTCCATAACACTAAGAGAAACACCCGCCGAAGACAAAGTAATGCTATCCGCCGGAACCGGAGCAAACGACGGACGCGACGGCAAAGCATAGCAGACAGTATAGTAACCACAATAGGCCTCACGAACACCGTAAGCGTACGGATTCATGAGATCATTCGGATCGGCATACTGAAACTTGGAAATCGGATTCACCATAATCGCAAACATTAAAAACGAATGTCACGAAGCTCCTGCGTCTTAATGACCGAAGCCGTATCAAATGAACTACCTACATACCGGATACCGAATGTCAGGACCCCCGGCTCCAAAAAGTGAAGAAACTCCGGCGTCAAGATCAAATACCAATTCTCACGACGCCGAACAATAGAAGCACCCGACTCCGAAATGTGACGCTCCGACTCCGGAACGAACCCCGCGCTATAGTCCACAACCCAAAGGCGGTTGCTGAGCTGAGACGTGTAAACACAAACCTCAATATCGTAATCCTTAACATAGACCGCGTCGTCACACTTCATGAGCGTAAACGACAAGTCTATCTCCTCCTGACGATAGAAAAAACCAATGCTACTATGAAAGACATCGAACATTACTACTTCCCCTTCATCTCTTCATTAAGAGCATCCTTGACGCCCGCCATGTCTTTGCTCTTACCACGAATGACCGCCAAAATACGAAGGTAAACATCCGAATCCGAAATGACCGCAAGGTTCTCAAAGATACTCAGAATCTCACAACCGTAAATATAACCCGCCGTGAACAAATAAAGATTAAACTCCAAAGTCAACGCCTGCTCCGCCATGAACGTCAGCAAAATGGCCGTAATGTAACATAACCACTTAACAACAGAGTGCGTGAGACGACGACTCGTAATATCAATATTCGCCTTACGAGATGCGAAAATACCCGTAACCCAGTCCGCAACAACCAAAATAGACAGGATCGTAAGAACATGCCATGTAGGAGCAAAGTACGCCACGCAGAAACCCCACGCGCTACAAAAAACCGACTTCAAAAATCCCCACATACGCCTCTAAAACATTTATGGGATATATAATTGCGATTGCCCCTAGAACCCAAACAAAAAGCCCCGGCTAACACCGGAGCTTGAAACTAAAAGATGGAAATGCCCTACGTCTCCTAGAACTTCTTCCCGCCATGCATAGGGGAGCGCAAATTGTTATAGAGCATTTTAGCCCGCAGGTGCCACTGGAAGTCCCAACCCATACTGAACATCCACTTCTCCAAGAAACGCAGCAGAAAGCCCGCGTGGTATTCCACAGGACCCTTAAATGCAAACAAAATAGCATAGAACTCACATGCAATCTCCGTAGGATGCGCATTGCGGAACATATACTCCGACGAAACCGAATTAAAGAATGGATTACATCTCTCAATACTAGACTGCGCGAGAAAATGATTAATACCATCCTCGGCACAATCGAATAACACACCCCAATTATTGTGACCAATAGCATCCAGAAGATAAATAGCAACATCTGTAATCTCCTCCTGAGGATAGCCCTTCACAATCTTAGCGTAAGCATCCTTATACCACTGATCCGCAGCATCATCCGAAAGCTCATCCGCAGGCTCGCCATGACGAAGGAAAAGACCACTCTCCTCCATGAGGGCAATGAGGGTGTCTCTAGGAACATCAACACCAGCCTTAACACGATCCGAACTCTTACGAAAGACCTCCAGAACCTCCGCCATCTCGCAAGTCATCATAGCCGTATTGCGAGTGATAGGCCAGTCCTCCGCCCAGAAGCCGTTACGCTTACTAGTAGCATAACAACTAGCAGCGTAATCATGAACCTGCGCAGGCGACAAAGCTACAGACTCAAAAGCAACATTCGAAATATCCGTAGCCGGACTAATGCTGATTAAATCAGCGTATGAAACGCAAATAGAATTACTCATTATTAAGAAAAAAGTTAAGTTAACTCCTCAGTATAGCCTTCAGACACCCACCCATTACGGGTGCAACGAACCCACCAATAACGATCCGAAAGTAAATGCTTGAACCAGATGAATCGCACAAAGCTCTTGCCATGTGGAACCGACTCCGACCGAACATGAGCATAAACACCTGAACCGCACGCAGCAGAGATGAGCTTAGACTCAGAAAAGCCCCGGACCCGACGATGTAGAACAACACCTGAACGCATGCCTCGTAAACGTACTAAGCATCACAAAAAGTGTGTCTCAACCAACGTTAAGTCAACGGTAGCGTTAGCATCCGCACAGGACGATAGTAACATAGAAATTCCACCAGAAACTACATAAACACCTCCAACACGACACTCTACGTTATACACATTGTTAACCCTATCAAAAATCACATCGCCATCGAAAATAGGATGCAAGCCCTCACGCGTCCGGAATCCCAGACGCCCTATTAAGATCACGTAGATACTCATCAACGAGCGAATAAGTGCCGTAGACCATGTCTGTCCGCACAAACCACACACCATTAGTACTCAGATAACCTAAAGCATAAATATCGCCGACAGCCTGCATCGAGGACCGGAATCGAAGAAGGCACTCCTTCTCCCGCTCCAACGAGTCTACATCTGAAGGATCATACCACCGTATAAGCTCATCCCGCATCCGATAAGCACCCTTCGTAAACCCATCCGTAAGCATACCGTCGGGACAAATAAGGCAATTCGGATGAGTACGCACACACTCCTGCTCAAACTCACTCAACCAACCCTTAATAAAATTCATACAATACAGCAAATATTAATAATAACCACACACTATACGTTACTTCTTAACAGCGCTCACAAAAGACCGAACCGGACGAACAGCGGTTATGTAAAACATACGGCTGTTGTCCATATTGCCTGTGTGGCCACTGTAAACAAATGCAAAGCCGAAACCATGCTCCGGATTGGGATTAATATCGCTCGTCCAGTAGATGTCTGTAGCTGGTCTGCCTCCGATCTTCTTGAACGCTTCATCGAGACCATGGAACCGGGCAGCGTACATCTCTATTGCCTCGTGGCGGGTGGCACAGCGGAAACCGTCACCATACTTGGCAGCAGCTTTCTGAGCACCCTCGAAATCAAACTCGTCTCTCAAGTCGTTCTTGGCAATCTCAAGCATGCCCAAATCTGTTACAAGCACGACAGTGCGTGCGGTTTCGGGATGTGCACGTTGCAGCCACTCATCAACGGTAAAAAGTTTACCTAAATCATCAGGAATATAAACCCCATTGGCTATCTTCTTCATATCCATAGCAGTCATCATGAATTAAAACGTAAGTAGTGAAAAGCGAAGTCTAGTACCCCGCTTTCTTTTGACGTGTATTAGCACAGAAAGTCTTGTTAGACCCGCGCAAAACAATCTCACCCATAGGCTCCCATTCCCCGCTGGACCAAACCTTTTTAATTGCAAAAAAAAAAACGTGGCTGCCAGAACAGCAGCCACAGAACCAAAATGATACACGATTTAACTACAAAGAAGAAGTATCGCCCATATCATAGATAAACACTAAAACAGCACCGCCATAATCCAAAGAAGACCCTGAAGCACCTGCTATAGTTGAAACAGTAAACTGAATAGGGGAAGCAGTACGATCATAATCAACACAGGCATATACAGGATACATAAAAGAACCGCTCTTCGAACGAGAGGACTGAGTTAGAACCGCTAAACTCTGACCTGTAGGACAATCTGTACCGGAAAGCGAAAACGTAATAGAAAACTTACTCTCCGAAACGACATTATACTGCAACCCCGAACGAAGTTTATTTACAATAATAGTGGAAAGACGATCCCCATTACCATCATACTCATAACGTAATATGCCTACCAATGACGAAGCTACAGAGAAGTCAGCGCCTCGGAAATTCGCACCGCCTATTCTAGGCGGACGACCCGAAGCCGAATTGGAAGTATAAGAGTACTCAAAATCACTAGCATTCGTAATATACATCCGAGCTGACATCTGACCTGAAACCGGATAATCCAAGTAACCTACAGCAAGATTGAACTTCATAGAAGCCCCCGGTTGCAACTGAACCTTATCAATGAAATGAGCTATCGACGAATTACTCGAAGACACATTCGAAGACGAGGAACACGGCAAGAAAATACCATTAATTATCTGAACATTAGTACCCGAACCAGAACCAAAATAAGAGTAAGACAGACGAACCGTCGCTGTGGAATCATTACGAATAGAACCAGAATAAGTCTCCTTAGCCGATAGCCCTAGACCATAAAAATTAAAAGTACCATTAATGTAACCTAACGACGGAGACGACGGATAACCTTCAATGGCAGAATGCAAGGCAGTAATCGAAAACTCAGCACCATCACTAATATCATACGAAGTGAAGTCCTGCATTATTGAATTCTTAATGAGAAGGTTATTAAGTATAACACTACCATCCGAAGCAAACTTGATCTTACCTGCAGCAAGGTGCCCCTCACCCGTAGCGAAGTTAAACATGATGTTAGGAGTAAATGCCGGACCCGTAGCAATAGGTGCATTACCGCACTGCGGATACTGCCACGTAGTAACATTACTAGTCTCGTCATCAACTACTCCCACTTTACTGTAACCCGTGGCGAACCACAAGTAACCACTGCCGGAAAGCGAACTGAAATCCGAAGTCCACCCTGCAGGATTGGCAGAGTACTTATCCAGCGGCGGAGCTGACAAATAAGAATCACCGTAAGCCCAAATAGTCGTATAACCCACTTGAGAACTAGAGTAAACCTGAACGTCACCCCACTCGGAAATCTGACCCGTATCGCCGTCGATAATACCGCTACAAACATACCAACCGTTAGTGGAAGTCGGATAGCGCTGCCAACTAGAACCCGACCCCGACGGGAAAGAACTAGGATCGGTACTCGTAGGCTTAGACAGAGTGGATAAACTACCATAGCAGTAAACCCGGAAGACCTCATCCGGATTGCCCGCATTGAACTTCTCGTAATTAGTGGTAGACGCGCCTTTTGCATTAATGCCCTGCATGCTAAACATGTAGTCGCCGTTAAAAACAGCAGACCCAATCAAAGCATTAGCAATGATACCAAGCTTCGTAATGATAGCATCAAACGCCTCAATAAGAACCCAGTCCTCACTCGTAGACGGAGTGTTAGATCCCGCAGGCTGAATAGAACCCTGCCAGTTACCTATAGTGTTTAAAACATAGTAAGCAGCCGGACTAGACGAGGTGTCGTACACATAAGGCGCTATCTTATCCGTGCAGGTATAAACAACATCCGGAGAATACAAACCCGCAGGATAAACAATCTGACCCGCACGGCCCGGCGTGCCAATACCATCAACACCATTAACTCCCGAAAGACGTGCAGGAGTGGACCAACCATCCATAACCGTACCATCCGACTCGCCCGGAACGTAATCCGTCAACCGAGCCTGAACAAACCAAATGTAAATGTTCGTCTCATCACCCGAAGACGGCGTAGGCGGCGTGAGAGACCAGCCCTCCGGATTGCGAACATTACCAACCGGAGCGGCAGCAAGGGAAGCAGTAGCTGACCCTAAACTATAACGAATCTCAATACTAACCCCCGGAACCCCTGACGGACCCATAGCGCCCGGATTACCCGTCTCACCAATAGGACCCTGCTGACCCTGAGGACCCGGAACAGTGATGCAGCAAGGAGTACTCCACGGCTGGTACATAGAAGTACCCGTAGACTCAATGATACCCGAAGACATCCAGAGGTACTCATCATCCCCAAGCGGCATCAACGAAGACTGATCCGTAGTCCAACCCGGAGGATTCACAGCACTCGTATCCAAAGCAGGAGCCTCCGACCAGCTATTCGTCTTCTTGAAGATAAGACGTGACTCTCGGCCATTCTGAGCAGTACCGTCCTTACCATTCAAAGGCAAAACAGAACCCCACTCATCAACCTTACCCGTGGACCCCAGAACAACACCAAGACACTGCCACCAAGTGCCATCCGACGAATCCGGAATCGTCATCCACGGAGTAGTCGAAGGACTGTAATCATCCGGATCAAGAGACACAGGAGCACTCGGCTGCGAGGAACTCTTAGCATAAACCGTGAAAGTATAATTAGGCGGCGTAGGAGAGGTGCCCGGCTCACCCTTCGTACCCGTCATACAGAACGGACCCTGCCACTCGCCGACAAGCGACCCGGAACCCGTAAACTCTGCAGTAATCATCCAGACGGCCTCACCAAGCTCAGGAGTATCTACAGAAACAGCCCACAAAGAACCCGGATTGGCATTCGTGCGGTTAACACTAGGCGTGTCATCCGGACTACTCGTAATCTGATAACGAGAAGTAATCGTATGACCATCCGTACCATCAGTACCGTTAGTACCATTAGTGCCATCCTGACCCGTCAAACGAACAGGAGTAGACCAGTTACCTTCCAACTGACCCTCGTGGAATTTTCCAATAATCATCCACAAATACCAACCCTTATTCGTAGTAGGAACAATGTCGCCCCAAGCCTCACCCGGATCGGTACTCGTCGAATTTACAGCAGGAGCATTATTCGGGTCCTGATTGACGGCATATTTGAAGTTATAATAATCCGAAGCAACACCATCCTCACCCGTAGCTTGAATGGGCGTAGACCAGCCCTTAACAAGACCGTCGGCACCATTAACCAGACCAACCGTCATCCACCACTTACCCGTGGAATCCGGAGCCTCCAACCAACCCGACGGATTCTGAGACTGAGACGTAGGGGCCGACGGCGCCGTGTCGCTCTTCTTAAAACGATTGATCTGATAATCAGGAACACCGCCCGTAAGGCAGAAAGGCGTAGACCAATTAGTCATCAAGGCATCCGTCTCCGACGAAATCTTAGCATTGATAGTCCATACCGCCTTCAGGTCACCAGCATCGAACTGACTGCCGACAACCCACCCCTCCGGATCACGAAGCGCAGGATTAGCTAACGCAGGAGCCTCTGTATAGCTATTATTAGCGGCATAGCGTGTCTCAATGAAAGGACCCGCAGGTCCCATAGAACCCGGGGCGCCATCCTCCGCGGTAATAGGCTGAGGAAGACCCCAGCCACCATATGACGTATTTGTGGAACCCGAAACCTTAGAACACGAAACCCACCACTTACCGTCACTATCCGGAAGCACGGACCAACCCTCCGGAAGCGGACTTGAACTCTGGGGCGTAGCAGGCTGATCATCGCTCTTCTTGAAAGCAAAGGATGTGTAGTCACCCGGAGCACCCGGATCGCCACTGCCACCACCGCTGCCGCCCGAACCACCAGACCCGCCGACGTAGGCCATAAGCTGACGAAGCGTCATGCGAACAGCATAAGGCGATCCCGTAGAGTCATGAGCGTAACCAACGACAAAAGACGTGTCCAGATTGACATTCTGACCCGTAGACGATATGAGAATAGGAAGATCATTCAACGGCGTAACCGTCTGCGTAGGAACATCCCCAGAAGCCTTCGGCGTAGGCGACGTCTCCAAAGCAAGACGAGCCGTCTTGAGCGATTTCTTTGCCATACTAGATGATTATATACAATTAATAACTTGCACATATTGACGCTTCGTCGAGACCGTAACCAACCTCTCCACGTCCGTCGAACCCGCTCACCGCGGGCAATACTTTTGCTAAACCCATGCGCTTAATGTTGAGCGCCGCATTGATGTCTCTATCATGATGTGTACCACAACCCGGACACGTCCATGAACGATCCGAAAGTGTTAATGCATCGTTCTTGAAACCACAACAACTACAAGTCCTCGTACTTGGTGCCCACCTATCTATGAAAATAAGGTTGTGACCCAACCACTTCGACTTGTACTCCAGAACTCTACGAAGCTCGCCCCAACAAACATTTTGTATAGATTTAGATAACTTATGGTTTTTAACCATGCCGACAATGTTAAGGTCTTCCATTACTAGCGTTTGGCTTTCTCGCAGTAACGTCTTGGCGACATGGTAAATATAATTCTTGATTAAATTCCGTTTCCTAACACAAAGCTTATTAATCTTCATCCGAATGCGTGCACGGCGCTTCGAGCCTTTCGTCTTGCGTGCTTCGTGCTTCTGCAAGCGTGCAATGCGACGGTCGATAGTAACGTAGAAACGTGGATTAGATATCTTGCAACCATCCGACGTAACGATAAAGTCTTTAAGACCTAAGTCAATGCCGACCGCCGTACTAGCATCTACGGGCTGCAGCTTAGGCGCATCGACGCCCGTCACAACCAAGCACGATGCGTAATACTTACCGTCGCTATCTTGTGTGACCACAATGTGACGTAAAGCGCCGACAAACTCTCGGTCTTTCTTGTACTTGACCAAGCCTAACTTAGAAAGTTTTAAGCGACTAATATCTTGCAACACTGCACACTTAGGCACCATAAACTTACAGGACTTACGACTATGATGCTTCGACTTGAACTTAGGATAGCCTTTGCCTGACTTGAAAAAGTTCTGATATGCTGCGTCCATGTTACAGACGGCCTGAACCAAACAAACCGCTGGAACGTCATACAACCATGCATACTCCGTCTTCAACGCAGTCATCCGATTGATACAAGCGAACTTACTAAGCCTCGTCTTGTCAGTATCGTAAGCCGTCTTCCGAATGTCTAGCATTTTATTGTAAACAAAGCGGCAGCATCCGAACGTCGACTGAAGCAAGGCTTGTTGAGCCTTGCTTGGATAAATGCGATATTTGAATATCTTATGCATGGATGCAAGTTACAATTATTTTACATTTATTACAAGCGGCGGTGTGAAATTGTAAATAAACATAACCCGTATAAACATTTATTGGATATATAATTGCACAAAACCGCCGAGGTCACTCTAGCCTCGGCGGAAACTCCAAACGAATTGAAGAAGGACGCAGGTCACTCAAAAGAAAGTGAAGGTGCTAAGCAAAAATGGAAAAACAGGACCTGCGTCATACGCGCTCACATCTCACGACGGAAGGCGCGTAACCATATGATGACAAACACTGCACTAAACACTTTGAAAATGCAGTGCAGCTACATATACGTAAGCAAAAACCTCCGCAGCAAGAACACACAAAGCTACGGAGGCATGAAAAAATTCTACAAAACAATCTGCAAAATGGAGACTCATGCTATCTCAGCAGAAGAACCCCACACGAAATGATGGAAAACTAACCAGACCAACTGCGGAAAACCGCAGAAAGCCTTGCTTACATATACGTACAAGAAAGGGGACTCGCGTCATCACTGCGTAAGCCCCCAAGAAGAAAAGAAAAAACCTCCGTCAACAACAGACCATCGCAATTGGCCATTGGGATATATAACAACCACTAACCCCGCGGCAAGGACCGCAAATACGTAGCCGTATAGACGCAGTCCGAAGCGGCCTTGTCGTGACGAAGACGAATCAAAGTAGGATCAATCAAATGGAAGTTGTTATCCAAAGCACGGGCCTGAACCTCAACGACCTTATCCATAAAGTCAGGATTCAATCGTGGAACACCACTATCCAGAATCGTAGCCTGCAGTGAAAGATCACCACTAATAGGCAGGAAGCCCAGAACCTGACGATGCTGATAACCATCCTCATTCTCACAGATGATGCTAAGCTCAAGGCGGAGAATAGAAGACGCGGCGCCCGAACCGCCCGTAATGAAAGCGTCGAACGTATCGTCCATAATCCGCTTAGCAGGGCCGCCGACACGGTTCTTAATCTTAACCATGACATTAGAATCACGGGACCCTGTAATGTCGTAGAAGGCATCTCCGTTATGAAGCACAACACCCTCGCCGCCTCGGTTAAGAATAGAGTCCAAGAACGAGACCTTCTCGAACTTGCCACCAAAGCAGCGGTTAACCTCGAAGGCATTTAAGCCCGCGGAACGAAGATGAGAAACGACCTGCGTATACACATCCCACCCCGCACGCAAGGGCTGCTTGAGGTAGTTGACCTTCTCGTAGAAAATAGGACAAATAACCATAAGCGAGAACATATGACGCTGGTACTTAGCGTAAAACTGAGACTGGATACCCAAAGCCTGATTCTCCGGAAGACTAAGAACGTACTCCACAACACCCGTAGAAGTAGAAGCCAAATTCTCAGCACCCTCGAACAAAGTCTTGAAGTCATCCATAGAGTGAGGATAGCAAATCTCAACATCCACCGCCGTAACCCCCTGACCGAAGTTGTGCTGCTGCCAAAGCTTAGGACCCCAATCTATAAGACCACAGTCGTCCGACAAGAACCGAGAGTAAAGACTGAACCGTGAACCACGCCCCGGTGCCGCGTAACTCAAGAGCAAAGCCCGGACACCTCGTATCTTCTCCGTAGCAAGCCACGACGAAGACTCCAGAATCTCCGTCTGGCGATCATCCGGAAGGCTACTCAAGGTACCACAAAGGCACATGTCCATACCAAGCCGGAACTTATCCGACGGATGGAGCATAGAGCACAAGTCCTGCAGTGAGCCTACCTGAGAGCAAGTACCCTTCGTAATAGGATGACCCAGAGAATGCATCGCAGACTCCAAAGCCGTAAGCCACTTCAAAGCCCGAACGTAATCCCGGATCACAACCGAACCGCCTCGACCCGTAGGCGTCAAAAGACTACTGAGCAGCCGAGGCTGGTAGAACTCCTGCTTTGCGGACCACAAACTTACATAATCTGCTTTTACCATATGAAAAGATTTTGCAATTATTTTTCTATATCACTTGACATATGTAAAGAAAATCGACTTTTCTTTACATATGCGCGCATATCCTACTTGACTTCCTCGACCCGACACCCCAGAAGCTGACGCATAGGAGCACCTCTACGAGAATTAGACGAAATGAATTTATACCACAGCTCCCACGCACCTGTAGACCTGTGAAGCACTAAATGAGTAGCATTAATGGAAACAACATCACCATTAGAGGACTTAATAGCACAACCCCCAGAATACGGATTTACGAAGTAATAAACGTCGCTATGAGGATCATCCGACGCAACCTGCGTGCGTGTAATCGATAAGTGAGCCGGGAACGGCAAGAGAGACGTATGGTAACAATCCAAAATCATCGCTCTCGACCATTAAGGGAAAGAATAGCAACTGCTGAGAACAGCATGGAAAGACCTCCTAAGACAATAGCTGCGCACGCTCCAAAGAGCACAACAAGACCCACAACCGTTAAGAACTCAACAGAGCTAAGTTCTGTGCAATACGATATAAGGGCTGCCGTCAACCCCAAGCCGCCGAGAAACAACGTAAAACCCAGCACCACGGCCAGAAACAAACAGATTTTCTGCATCATCGTTACTTATTCTTTTTAGACCGACGCTCATGCTGGCGCATAGCGGCCTCGCTCGTGGCATCCATAGCCTCCTTAACCGCTGCCTCGATATTGCCTGCCTCACGAGTATCGTCAAACGAAACCTCGAACCGCGGCCACCGACCCGTATTCAAATATTTATATTTAGACCACTTAGGAGCCGAATGAAAGGTAGCATCCGGGAAACCCACGACATCACGAACCGTAGAATCCAAGATCACATGAACCTTATGCTTCTTAGCCATAGAAGTAATCTTATTAAGAATCTGAGAAACACCATGCAACTCAGCATCCGTCAAGACCGCAACCGGAGTAAGCCAAATCCGAACAAAGTCAATAAAAGGAACAATGCTCTTGAATACCTCCTCCGACTTAGCTACATCGTAATCCGAAGCATACGGATCATCAGAATTCACGGAAACGCATGGAGTAAACAACGCCCAAGTCTTGAACCTGTACTTATGAAGCGAAGCAAGACCCTCCGTCACAACCTCAAGAGAGGATACCTTGCCCGAATAAAAAGGACGACCAATATCGGCACCAAATGCCACTAAGCCCTTGTTGATGCCAAGCATGGCCGCGTAACCCGGGTAATCCTTAGCCCACTCCCAATAAGTCGTACAGAAGTTAACCGGAACACCCATAGCCTGACAAGACGATAATACCTGACCCGATAATGAATTAACCGCCGGATGCATCGGATCAACACCACGAGAAAAAAACAATCCACCATCCTCCTTGATGGCCTTCGCATTCGCAGTCATCTCCTTATTGAAAACCCGAAGCGCATCCGACTCATCCTTGAAGCACGACAACAACGAAGGCTCCAACTCCGACATAGTCCCGCTACTTCGGTAATTGTAAAATTTGCAGACCCACGAAGCACCTACAACTAAGTCTTCGCTATCAATATGCTGAATAGCATCACCAGTAAAACCCATATAATCAAAAGACTAATCAATAACACCATAGCGTGGAATCGACTCCCACGACGAAACAAAGCCTGCGCATCTACTATCAGCACAGCAAGAAGCATACATAAACTCCGGAACGAAGTAGCGACCACGAAAGGCATCCGAATACCAACGGTCACCTCGGCGGGTCATAACCGAATAACTCCTACGACCCACAACGTTATCGTGCACAACACTATACGTAGCCACCACCAATGCTCCTTCTGTAGGAAGCGACGCATGGGGTGTATTCATACTCCGTGGATTGACACACCAGTCCTCCGAGTCAAGAAGATCAAGTGAATACCCTACAGAAGTACTGAAAAGCAGCTCAAACATAGACCGAAACCAAGCCATAACTATTCCTCCTCTTCATCTGGTAATGGATGACCCGGACACTCACCCGTAATATAATCGAAATCCGGGCACTCCGACGACGGACACAAAGGGACATAATTCCAGCCCTTCAGCATACACTGACGGATGTACTCGCGGGCCTCCGAATCCGACAAAGGACGGCCCGTATCATCCGTAAAAAGGCCCGTCATGCGACGCCGCCGAAAGTGCTCCAAGCACCCCGCAAGGTGCATAGCCATATGATGTCTTGTTCTCATGCACCGTAGGGATCAACTCCGAAAACAATGTAAACGAAAAAGGTATACATAACCCACCAGAAGATAACATACTGCCAACGAGCGATAAGACAAATGAAGAACAGCTTAAGACTTGAAAACGAAACCTGCTTAATGAAGCTTACATAGAAGCTCTTATTCACGAAGGCAAAAAACAAGTAGACAACAGCCCCGCCAATAGCACCCCAGATAGCGTAAGGCATAGAAAGGAACGGCTCCTTGAAGTAAGTACCGGGACGGGTTACGCAGAAAACCGTGAAAATGGAAGCGTACAAGAACACAAGAAAACTCGCAAGCTCAATGGCAAGACCTACTGCGTATAAAATAAGCTTGGTTAATGTTTCGAAAACGCGCATGACTAAAATCCATATTAAATTATCCGTAGAACTATCTCTACACCACAAAGATAAGAAAGTTAATTTAATAACCCAAACCTAAGGGCGACAAATTCCTACATCACGCAAAATAAATACAACAACCGCACCCATGACAATAATGAACCATACGACTATGATGAAGCCGACAAGAAAAGACCCTACGTGTCGCAACACGGCACGCAATAGAGGAATCCAACGAACCACAACTCCCGAAAATGTTAGGTTAACTTAAAAGGAGAAGGAGACCATACACCAATATAAAACATATCGCGATCTCCACGAACAACTGGCCGCCATAGGCGAACCACTTGCGATAATCATCCTGCTTTTTCATAGACGCAAAATATAAAATCAGCAACCTGCTGAGAAGTAACGACCAAGCCTGTTAGAAACCACGAAAGCCTGAAACTCCGGAGAATCCTCCGTACTATCCGGAACCTCGAACGTAAAGTCAAAAAACGCCCGAATGTCGGCCTCTAAAGACGAACGCATCTTAATATACGATACAAGCATTCGACGCGCCGCAGCGGCATCCTGCTCCCGAATAACGGCCATTTGTTCATGACACCGAGCAGCAGCACGAGGATCATGCCATATCTCCGCCGAGGAATCCTCAAGGAAACCGTCCTGTGAACACAGCAGCCCGAACTTAACAAGCGTGCTATCGCCGCACGCCTCCAGAGACTCATCGACGGATACTTTACGACCCGCAGCGTCGTAACCCTTAACACCCCCACGGATACCGTCAAGAAGACGATTCTTAACACAACCCCGAACGTAAGTCTCGAAACTTACATGAGTGCTATTAGCATATCGGTCAATAAGCGTCTGGTAAGGGATACCCTCCGAAAGCGCCTTCATGTAGTCTCCGTCGAAGTAGTACTTCTTACCCTTATATCGACACTTAGGCGTCATATAACCGTAGTAGAACATATGGACCAAATCCATCCAATCATCATCGAACGTAGGCCAGAAACGATGCAAGTCCATACGAACACTCTCGCGGACAAGATCGAAAAGGCGCGCACGAAGGTCCTCCAACGTAATGTCGTAGCTGCCGACACCACGACGACCTAAACAATGAACCCAGATGTCTGTTGATGATAAACCCGAGCCGATAAGCTCAACCTCCGTAGAACCACGAAGAAACGTGCGAACAAAGTTAGTATCCATTTTAAAGTGTGTTTTTCCTTCTGCTGGTGCTCAAGCGCCAACGTCACAAAACTACAAAATCATATTCAAACACGCAAATAAAATGCCAATAAATTAAAAAAAAAACGCCCGGCAAAGCCGGACGCCATCTTCTTATTAATTTAAAATTATGCCGAAAAAACACACTAAGTATACGTATTGCATCTACGACACCTTGCCGGAACCATTAATCGGGATAACGATAGAATCTGTCGACGGCGCAGGAGAAAAAGACCCAACAGTAGACTCCAGATGAGACATAAGCTGTGCTATATCCGAAAAACCGAAGTCGGTAATGCTACCCGAGCAACCCCAAGCACCCGACTGGACCTCCATGCAGGAAGACGTAGGAAACCCTAGCACAGCATTAATATCACCCTCCTCCATGACCAAAACACGGCGCGTAAGGAACCCGAAGGAACTAAGACTCCAATAAAGCTCCGAAAGAAAAGAGCAGAGCATGACCTTCAGCAAAGCACTGAACATAGGAACACGGGAAGCGGCAAAGCCAGAAGCATCCTGTGTGACTGCAACAACACCCGTCTCGACAACGCTCATGAAAGCCATGATGAAACTACTAAGCAGACTAGCAACACGACGAAGTACACGCTCACCGTCCCACGGCAACGTCATCTCATAAGCATAGGGATTATTAGGAACCGACTTGAAAACAGCACCATTTAAAGTACTACACAGAACGGAAAGAATCTCACGCTCCCAAGCATAATCGACAACGCCTATGGAAGTATGAACCTCCGAGTCGAAAAGACCGCGAAGCAGCTCGTGATGGAACCACATAGCAACGTAGCGAGCAAAGCGATCATAATCGCAGGACAAATCACTAGAGACGATAGAATCCCTCAACTCCGTCCAAGTAGTATTATCAAAGAACTCTACCTTACGTGGAGCAGAAGCAGACGAGCCGAAAAGGTTCATAGCCAGTAACTTAGCAGCCAACCCCTCCTGAAAAGCCGCCGGGCTATCAGACGAATCCTGAAGGCTATCAAAAACGCAGCAGAAATCCTTAGTAACATACATAAGAAGCCAGACCGTGTCACCATCCGGAAGCGAAACAGAATAACCGACAGAGTTGGCGGCAGGAAAGAAAAGCATACCATCACGGACTGTACACTCATGCGGCGCCGAATCCAAGAAACCCGAAGACTTGCCCCACTCAAAGACAGACTTGAACTTCGCATCACTGAGATCAATCTGATCAGGCTCTAAGGTGGCAAAAATAGCTGTAGGGCCATTCAGGGGATCAACCACCAGACCATCAAGGCCCAAACCAGTCGACTTAAGCATACATATCGAATAAAACAGGCGTCAACGAATTAGACCACTTACCCTGACCCGCCTGCAAGCAAGGCTTCAGAGCAGCATAGAACATCGTACCCAGCTCAAGGCAATAGTCGTTCCTAAACTTACGATACTGATGAATATCGCCGTGGTAGAACTTACTAAGACGACGCATAATCTGCTCGTAAGCCATACGAACAAAACGATGGATATAATAAACCTCCTCCGGGAAACTGCCATCTGTAAAGGCAAGCTCGTCCTTACCATACATCATAGGAGCTAACATCTGTAGAACACTAACCTCCGCAGGGAAGCTATACTTCTCCGTGAAGACCGGACGCCGCTGCGTAGGAAGCATGCCGAAAACGTTAACCATAGAAGCACACTCCAGATATTGGGCTACAACCGGAACCGCAGCCTCAGCAAAGCCCTTACGAAGACCAACATCCTTCGCAGTAGACTCTGCAGCGCTCAAAGCCCGCTGAAGCGCACCAGCGTAGTGTTTCTCTAAATAAGCGAAGCGGGATTTATAATCACCCCCACAAAGCCAAGAACGAAGCGTGTTAAGCCACGCTATAATCGCAGGATCACTCTGACGAACCTCGATCAAGAAACGACCACGGTTGGCAACAACAAGAACACGCCAGAAAGACCCATCCGGAGTAGCATCGAAGCGGCGTGCCCACATCGAATTATTACCCGCGAAGGCAAAGTCGTCCATGTGAAAACCCGAAATAGGAGAGCCTTCCTCGGCACCATTACCGTTCTCGTCCGCCCACATGATAACATCAACCATGCTGCGGACAACATCCTCACGCGGCGTGTCAATGTCCCAGCGCCTATAAATATCACAGTTAAAATCTTCCATGTATAATCACCATTAACTATTTATCATCCTCATTAGAACTCAAACTTAAAGCCTTGCCGCGACGACCACGATGATAACCTCGGTGCAAAGACTGCGCCTGATAAGCCGCACAACGGAGGGCCGTCTCTGCAATGTACAAGCTAAGCTCCTCGGCGGTCATGAAAAACGTATATCTATCTGAACGGCAATAATCCGACCCCGACGGCTCGACAACACGCGGCGGATTAACTAACGCACTACCCATGCTCACAAATCAAAAATTGAAACCAACGTTCAAGGTCCAACCATAATTGTCACCTATACGTATGCCACTAACTCCGACCTTATACTTCTCACGAAAGTCACCACCCAGCATAAGCTGCTGCGTGCCAAACCGGAAGTCTGTGCCAACCATAGCCCACGGCTGAAAGAAACGAGTCGTATGGACCTCACGAACGTTCTCAATATAACGATACATAGGAACAATCGTAGACGAAGCATCCACAAGCTGGTTCCGGGTAACCTTACAAGAAACCTTGAAGGTACCACAGGAATCCGTACTGAAGTCCAAAAGGTAATCCCGTGTGGCAAAGTAATCCTCCACAACAGAAGCAGAGTCTATAGGCGACGCAGGAGCCGGAAAGTAGACCGTATCGACCTTGCCCGGATGCCAGCGATCAATATACACCGGAACCGGAAATCTAATGCTATCCCTAATAGTATCCCCCGGAACCAACTTCTCGACAACATGCTCCGTGACCGATACTGACTTATAACCCAAGTAATACCCACCTCCGAAGATCAAGCCCAAAAGAAGCAGAATAGCGACAACCTGCCAAAAAGTCTTACCCATAATTGACAAAATCAAAAACGGCAGGAAGCACGCCTCAACGCTCCCCGCCGTCGCCCTAAAATATGAAACAGCGCCTCGTTGTTACTAAAGGCACGCTATGTATACGTACCCTAATCCGTAAACGTAATGATGCAGTAATCATCACTATCGTAGCCCATAGAAGACCGAACGTCGCCATGAACCCACGAAACACCCTCCTCAAGGCGAAGCTGGCACGGAAGCGAGCTCTTGTTCTCTTTAATGAGAGAACGAACCACCTCCGCATCCATATCCTCAACCGTCATATCAACCGCCTTGCCGAGGATATGAGCGGAGAGATAGGCGTACGTCTTAGAAGCAACAAGATCACACTTGTTACAACGAAGACCACGCTGCGAATAACTACCCCCGGAATGATAGTTATTTACCGTGATAGGCTTATCCGTAAGCAGACGGACCCACAGCAGAAAACGAAGCAAATCGGTATCCAAGAACTGCCACGCATTCTCACCAAACCGATTATAAACATGAGAGCACACAAGCTCCTGAATCTTAAAGAATGACTTCAACTCACGTAGCACAGACTGACGCGACGAAGACCGAATAGCATCCAACTCCATAAGCATCTAGATATAAATATGCAACAACTTAGCTAGAACCCAACGCGGCGAAAACCACTTGCGATGGGAAACATACCAACGCGAAAACTTAGACTGCGAATCCAAATGCGTCTTATAATAGCCTTTCAAAAAGTCGTAATAAACATGAGCCATGTACTCACGACGAAGACGACGATACATAGAATGAGCAATAGACCGAGGATAACGGCGGCTCTGCGTCACGTTCGGCGTCTTACTATCGTAAGGTCTCCAGCGAACTTCCGACAACGACTCAGACAAGTCCACAACCTCAACATAAAGCTCAATCTCGGCCTCAATGGCGCTGTACCAAGGTGAATGCATACAATTTCTACACTGTACATATTGACGCTTCGTCGAAGTTGTAACCAACCTCTCCACGTCCGTCAAACCCGCCCACCGCAGGCAATAATGACGCTAAACCCATACGCTTAATATTAATCGCAGCATTGACGTCTCTGTCGTGATGCGTACCGCAACCCGGACAAACCCACGAACGATCTGAAAGCGTCAACATAGAATTGTGGAAACCGCAACAACTACAAGTCTTCGTACTCGGTGCCCAACGATCTATGAGGATGAGATTGTGGCCAAGCCATTGAGACTTGTACTCCAACACTCTACGCAGTTCACCCCAACAAATATTCTGGATGGATTTAGCTAAACTATGATTCTTAACCATGCCGACAATATTGAGATTTTCCATTACTAACGTTTGGCTTTCACGCAGTAACGTCTTGGCAACATGGTAAATATAATTTTTGATTAAGTTGCGTTTCTTAACATAAAGTTTGTTAATTTTCAATCGGATGCGTGCACGACGCTTAGACCCTTTCGTCTTTCTAACTTCGTGCTTCTGCAACCGAGCTATACGACGGTCAATAGTAGCGTAGAACCGCGGGTTAGCTATCTTGCGTCCGTCCGACGTAACGATAAAGTCTTTGAGTCCTAAGTCAATACCGACCGTCGTACTAGCTTCTGCGGATTGTGGCTTAAGTGCTTCGACACCCGTCTCTACTACACACGAAGCGTAGTACTTACCGTCACTTTCCTGTGTAACCACAATGTGACGTAAAGTACCGACGAACTCACGATCCTTCTTATACTTGACTAAGCCTAACTTATGAAACTTTAAACGACTAATGTCTTGCAATACCGCACAACTCTGGCCCGGAAAACGACAAGACTTACGGCTGCGATGCTTCGTCTTAAACTTAGGATAACCATTACCGGACTTAAAGAACTTCTGATAGGCATCATCCATATCGCCGACTGCTTGCGGCAAGCATACCGCCGGAACGTCGCGCAACCACGGAAACTCTTCTTTAAGCAGCGGTATCTTCTTGGTTAAGTCAAACTTGCTAAGCTGCGTCTTATCCCTCTCATACGCCGTCTTCCTGATGTCTAGCGTTTTATTATACACGAAGCGACAGCACCCAAACGTCGCCTGCAACAAAGCCTGCTGGGCCTTGTTCGGATAAATGCGATATTTAAATGCCTTCTTCACGACTGCAAGTAACAATTATTTTACATTTATTGCAAATGAAAATGAAAAAGTAAATAATTACCTAAAACTAAACTCGTGTCATAAAACAAGCGTCCTCTGGGGTGCCATAGGTACCATAAGCGGCATTAAAGCTAAAGCTCTTGAAAGTAGCAGCATTAGCTCCACTAATCTCAAGACGGAAAACGCTACTCTGACCCCAGTTATAAACAACACCCGTATCCCAGCCAAAAGAAAGGCTATTAGCCATCTTAGAGTAACTACCACACGGAATGGAAAAATAAAAGTAAGACGAATCAGGACCCGAAGCCGATGCAGTCACACCGCATTCCGAATTTGAAGAAGGACCCGACGGCATAGTCCAGTCTAAATACAACTGACCTACAGGAAGCGAACTCGACGAAGTCCATTCTGACTTATTAATCTTGAAGTACAAAGTCCCCGAATCCGCAAAGCCGCGACCCACATAAGCCACAGCACAAGTAGTCGTACCTCCCGTAGGAATAAACTTCATGTCCAAACCTGCAAGTCCCGAATCCCGATAGTAAATAGCTCCTCCTAAATCATTGGGGGTGGCAAAGGAAACATAATACCCGGAGGCATTAGACCCCAAAGTGTAGAACCCAGACGCATAAGGCTGCTGCGTAACCGTAATATCCGAGGGCGACGTAAACCGTGTACGACCACTATTAGCGGCACCAGAGGTATACTCCTCCCTGTATGTGGCAACGATACCTGCGTAAACTGGCTCGTCAAGATAATACAAAGACAATGGAGCGGCGGCAATAGACGTGTAAACCAACTCCGACTTCTCATTAGCAGGCAACTCAAAGACACGACTCGACAAAGTACCGACGGCCTGATCGTTATAGTAGACACGAATTGAAACAGAGCCACTCGTAGACGGACGAAGCTCCGAACCCGCATAAGTAGTAGAGAAAGAATAGGTCAACTTACTATTGACAACAGAAGCACTGCTGTCCTCAAGATAAGAAGACCACTCCGAAGACCCCGCGAACTCAACACGCAAGCGCGAAGCACTAAGCGACGACAAAGGTATATGTTCCTCACGACCCGACGAATACAAAGCCACCAAGTAAGCGTCATCGAAAGTCTGCGTGATAGTCTCGGCAGCAGTAATAGGAATATTAATAGCACCAACACCCGTATAAGGAGCATCCAGAACCTCAACATTCCCAGACTCAGACGTAACAGAGATCGTAGTGCAACCCAAGCCCGTATAGGACACTACAGAGTCTGCCTGCTGGGAAACCGAAACCGTGGCCTGCAGTAATCCAAACCGAGCGTACAAAGTAGCCGTATTACCCGGAGTACTCGAATTCCATGACTGCACAGTGAGGAACTCAACCCACATGCGCTTAGGATTATCCGGATCAATACCAGAGTTATAGTAAGTATAAAGACTCTCATCCTCAGAGCCACCCGAAACAGAACCCCCAGCAGCAATAGAAGACGCAGACGTCACAAAATAAACACGGAACGGAGACCCCGCAGCCGTAGGGGCCGTAACCTCCGAAGACTCCGCGTAAAACGAAGCGTAAGACTGAGACAAGTAAACCGTAACCTGCTTCGTAGGGTCCATATCCAAAGTAAAGTCCAACTCCATCCGGCGGGAACGCGGCGTGAAATTCTCAGGAACAGAAATCACAACATCACTAATACTCCCAACACCCGAAGACGGAGTAACCGTAACACTCTGACCACTACCATCCTCCCACGGAAAGGAACCCGCAGCATAAGGCACAACATCCGAATCCGAGGACAACCCCGATACCGAAAAAGAACCGCCCTCTGACGGAACATCCAACATCGAAATAGATGCAGAAACCGGAACAACCGGAGTCAAACCGCGCACATTACGATTACTCATAGATTAAATAAAATGGATTTGACAAACTCGAACCAACCCCATCATGCTGGATAACCTTCCACGGATAGTTGCTGCCCGTACCCGAAAAGAACCCATGATCCTGACCGAACAGACGCAAGTTGAAAGCTATACCATCACCATACTGCACAGGACGAGAGCCAAGCGTCGTATTAGTCAAAGACTGAATTAACAACGAAGTAGAACTACCCGGAATAGTGAGCCAGTAACCATCGTCCCCCTGCTGGACACCCAAATAAATAGACTGAAGGTAAACGTAATCCGTAGTCACAGAGTCATCCGAGGAAGTTAACTTATAGTAAACGTCCAACTGCGTAGACGTAGGAACATCCGACGGCCAATAGTTGAAAAAGAAGTAGACCAAGTAAGGAACCGTACTCGAAAATAACCCCGCAGCACGTGTCAAGTTACGGGCAGACCCCGAAATAGCAGCGCCTCCCGGAGCAACCGCCGTGAGACCCGACTCATAATAACGAGGACCTATGAACGGCGTCCGATCCGGATTCCAGACATCCCACTGCGAATAAGGAACAGAAGCACCTGCAGAGCGGTACGTAGTATAACCGTCCTTCAGCATGTCAGAACTCAAAGACACAGAACCGCCCTTAGACGGGTCCATAGCAACAAGAGCATCACGGGTCAAAACCGTACCCGAAGTATAGATTACCGTCTCAGGACGGTAGAACTCGAAATACTGAGGATTACCTCCATCACTACTAGTGGTAGTAGCCTCCGCGGATAACTCCGAAGCGATAACCCCCGCCTGCGAGTAGTGAAGACGGTAAGCTAAAGCCCCATAGGTGGAAACAGGACGATTAGCACTCCGCGTAAACTCAAAGGACCGAAACGTGCCAAGCAACTTGTCATCCAGAGAAACGGCTACAACAACGTAACCCGAAGCAGCAGAAGCCGCATTCGAAGTCAAGCCTAGAGAATCCCACGAAACACGGACATCATCGCCGTCCAGCACCACCGAAGTCGTGGTAGACTGGTAATCCGTAAAAGGACCGTAGGCGGAAAGCGTAATGCGAGAAGCAAAGCTAGAAATAGGAACAAGCTTCTCACCGTCGCCCCACTGCTCAACAACAGAAGCGGAATTGAATACATAGACGCACGTACTACTCTCCGAAATGGAAATAGGAACCTCAACCGGACTCGACGTGCTCTGCTGATCAAAGCTGAAGCTGGAAGACGTATAGGAATTGACCGAAGACGATACTCCGACATACCCCCGGAACGTACTAGGAGCCTGACGAACGTACGTCACAGCAGAAAGCGTAACCTTACCCCCGACACCATGAACACTCGCCGTAATAACAGCAGCATTACCCGTAGTCGTAGTCGAAGACCACGACTTAACCGCCGTAACCGTAACCGTCACAACACGACCTCCCTGACGACGGTTAGAAACAGTATACAAAGACGTATCCGAACTCTCAATCGTAATGATACCTAGAGACGAAACCGTAGAGGTGAACGAAAGATCAACAGAAGACCCCGCCTCCGCAGGAAGCGTGTAAGAAGCAACGTCCGCACTAAGGTAAGCGGAATCCTGAGTAACCTTCACTCGGGTCCGGTAAGCGGAAGATGAACCGCCCGCACAAAGGTCGATAAGCATAGACCGACGCTTACCCGAAAGATTCTCGTCAGACCAGAAATCTGCAGTGGAAACAGGACCCGTATTAGAGTCAGCACCCATACGAACATACTGACCGCTGTCATCCTCCCACGGAAAATCAGCGGTGTAACTATGAGATGCAGCTAACGAAATACCACCGTCAGACGGAATACTTACAACCCTAACCGAAGACATCAGATATAATTTATAGGATATATAATTGCACTAATGCCGCCGGAACCAACGTCCAGCACTGCATAAGACGAAGGCCGAGGGGAATCAAGCTCGGCATCGATCAATGCCTTCGTATCGCGGAAAGAATATGAATGTGCGAAGCCACACCCAGCATGGTCAACTGCTTCCCAACACACACAACCCTCCGGCTCATAATAGCCGACGGAATACACATGGAAACCACGGTACAAGTAATGACCTGCACGAATCTTTTGAGCTTTATGAGTCACCATAACCAACGAAATTAGTTGACGCAAATATAGTAAAAATAATCTATAAGTGGAGGGGAAAGACACATTAATTCCTTAGCACTGGAATATCTGAACCAGAATAACGCCAAATACGCCCAAGAGCATGCAACCGAATACCTCGGCAACACTGTGTTATTAAACGACGTTTATGACGATCATCACTTCCCGCAGCAGCAAGAATACTAACATGAGATGCCAGCAACTCACCGGACAACGAATACTCTAAAATGGAAACTAACCGATGCTTAACTCGGTCTTCAAAAGAAATATAAGTCACAGGACGAACAGAACCTATATAACGCCGTTGAAAAGACCCGCCCGTCAACCTCACACCCTGACAAGCAAGCTGAATAGAAGCCCTACTAAGCCCCACAGCAGCTACAGCATCCTCAATGCAAGGATACTCGGCGACAAATCCTCCGTCTAAGTCATACTGAACAACACCATCAACACCATGTGCACGACTCAACTTTAAACGATAAGACTTATCAGCGCAACGCTCACGAGCAGATATAGATATCTTAGCCCCATTAACAGCATGCATAAACCCACCACCAGAATCAGAATTATAACCATAGCGCAAATCAGATGAGTGAAAGAACCAGATATAATAACGCTCCATAGCATTCAACCAGATACCCATGTCACGCCTAAAGGTAGAATAAACTACAGCCAGAATACGATAACTCCATAACGAAGGATGATACTTCTTCCTAGCATTCTCTAAGATAGCACCAGCGTAAGGATGATTAGTATTAAACCAGCAAAACCTACGAGAACGCTCATTAATAGTCTGACCAACATACACCTTCCCATTGGGTGCAGTATACATGTAAATGATACCCCTTAACACAAAACCGTAGTCTACATGCAGCCATCACTCTACATATAAACTACGGCAACAATCCGCCTAGCGAATATACCAAAGTATACGTATGCACAAAAGTGATGGACGTGCATAGATTTATAGGATATATAATCAGAAAAAAAAGCTACGCATAAAGCGTAGCTTACACAAACACAAAACTGTAAATTAAGATATACTCCAGTCAGTATTTGAGAGAATTTTAAACTGCGCCTGATTAGCAGAACCGCCCGCAGCCGGAATCGTAACCGTAGCCGTCGTAGTGCCCTCCTCGTTGACATACAGGTAAGCATCACCTGCATTCTGAGTAACAACGCAAGAATGGTACTGACCAGCACCTGCAGAAGTGCCGCCCGCATCCGTAACCGTAACCGTAGCAGTCTTAGACTCGATAGTAGTATTCGGAGCAACCGTAAACATAATCGAGAAATTAAAGGTAGCAATAGCACCGGGGTCACCCGCAATAGCGGCACCGTTAGCCGTGTTGACACCTGAAGCATTGTAGTTGCTCGGAAGCGTAAGCGCCAAAGAACCGCCCTCCGTAACCGCAAACGTAAGCTTAGTAGAGTTAGACTTACCCGTAATGGTAATAGCACCGCCCTCCTTACCAATAGAAGCGGTGCTAGAAGTAAAAGTACAGAACTCAGCAGTAGGAGTCTGATTCGTAGTCACCTTACAAGCCGCAGGACCCGTAGCGGTAACCGTCAAGGTGTAAGTACGAACAACACGACCAGTGTGCTCAGTACCCGTGACGTTAATGTTCTCGTCACCATTACCCGAAAGCTGTGATAGCGTTAGCCAAGAAGGTATTGCCATAATGCAAAAAAAAAAGGAATACTAAATAATTACCCAGTCCGTATTGCTAGTAATCTTAAAACTGCCGGAACTCCCCGCAGCCGACGCAAGCCATACAACATCCGGAGAAACCTCCAGATAAGGACCTTTCCGCTCCCAGACAATCTGACCGTTAAGCCAGCAACGCAAAGCCTCCTCCGCGTTGAAAACAACACTCAACGCCGTGAGCAGAACCCACACATTATTATCCGAACGAACCGCAGAAGGAGTCATAACCTAAAGATCAAGCAACAATCAATCATCACTCTCCGTGACAAAATCCGTAGAACCCCAATCCGAGTCCAGAACCGCAGGCGACGTGGAAACAGCCTTAACCGCAAACGTATACCGGAAACCCGGAGTCAGACCATCCAAAGTAACAGGAGGCATAACCTCCGAAACCAAAGAACCGTTATTAAGCCTGTAGGTGTAACTATCTCCACCACGTGCAGCAGACCACGAAACAACGGCAGAAGTAGAACTCAAATTAGACACTACAGGAACCGGAGCAGACAGAATGCTTGCTGCAGGAGTCAAGACGTTGACACTCGTAGCCTCCGAGTCACTCGACTTAACACCATCACCAAGAGCCGTGACCGTGAAAACATAAGAACGGCTAGACTTCAAATTCGTGACCATGTAAGGCGAAGACACAATGGCCGAAATGTCCGTGCCCTCAATAGTGAACCTATAACCCGCAGCACCAGCAATGCTAGGCCAGCTAAGAACACACGACGTCTGAGTAACAGCAGAAACCGAAACATCGGGCTTATCAAGCTTAGGAAGCGACATCTGGACATACAGAACACCATCCTCCTGCATAGGCGGCGTCGAGTAAACAATCTTAATCTCACGGACGTCCTCCGACATGACGGCATTCGTAAGCTCCGTAATAACCAGACGAGCATCCATAGAGACAACTGTCTGGGTAGAACGATTGTAAACAAGGCGCAGAAGGCGGATAGCATTCTCCGAAGCAAAGCCACCCTTACCGAAACCCGGATTATTAAACTGTACAGACAGAATCTCATAGGTGCCTGCGTCCGAGTCCATGCTAACAACCCAATAGTAGGCGCGAGCAGCATCAGTACCCGTACAGATACCAATACAATCCAGAAGCCAACCCTCACGAAACCAATCACACAAGACATTGATGACCTTCTCCTTACGGGTCGTAGGAAGCGGCGGGGTAGGCGGCGTCGGCGCAGGAGGACAGCCACAACCCGACGGCGCAGGTGAAACACCCGTAGAACCGCAACCCGAACCAGAAGTAGTTGTAGGCATGTCATAGGTCGAAGTCAGAAGCTGATCATCAGGAATGTTAGACGCAGACGATACACACACAATATGAGGCCTATCCGACTCGCTACCCAAACCCTGAATCAACTTCTGAAAGTCAGACGCCGACGGATTGCCGCTACTAAAAAGAGCACTAAGATATGTTAGCAACTGCGACCTGTACACAACGAACTATTTTTATTTATCGGATATATAATTGCAACGACAAAAACGGCCCGGAAAAACCGGACCGGAAAACTAAGACAAATACCTCCAGAAGAGGCAGGCGAAAGACCAAAAGAAAAGGAGGAAACCTACGAAGGGAAACCTGACCAATAAAAAAAGACGGAGGATAAACCTCCGTCCTAAGCTGCACTAAAGACCATATGTCGGAACGAATGTCTTACTACTAAGCAAATCCGCCTCTGGATAAGGGAAAAGACCATCGTCATCCGGAACCAAGCGGGCAATGGTATCGGCAGAGCCACACAACGCCGTAAACCGAGCCATGCCCGCCGAAGTCGTATCAACATACTGACCCGTAACCCACTGACCCGCATTCAAAACGCGAACCGGAGCATGAAGCAAATAGCGATCACCCGGAACCAACTGCGTAACCGCCGTGGAATACTTAACCGGAACCAACTCAGCCCCAGAACCCCCAGTACGCACAAACTTATATCCTCGAGAAGCCATGTGATGTAATCAAAAACAATTAAGCATTGTAGTCTACGTATACATCGTCCATTAATCCAAAGATATAAGGAATTAAATGAATCCAGATCAACCAAGCGCCTGTGTCTACACCCAGAATGAAAGTCGCCGAAGACAACAAATCAAAAAACCGAATCTGATCCGTAGAAATACGAACCACCAAGTCACCATGCTGAACACTCCAATCTGCAGTATCATCTAATGACGAAACCTTATGCAGCGGCTTGATATCATAATCTAAAAGAAACGCCGAAATCAGATAAGCAATATCTCGAAGATCGTAAGCAGCCAGAGGAATATTAGCAGGCGAAGCATAGAAGCAGAACTCACGAAGCGGACGCAAGGACGCACCGAACCTACGAAGACTCAAGTCAACAACCTGCGCTGCAAAGCTGCTATCCATAAGACGCGAACCCCGAGGGCCACACGCAAACCTAATGGCCGACACACATAACAGTTCCTTATTCATGTCTCTCAATATCTAAACCCAACATAGACGGTAACAAGTAAATCCAGTCATAGTCCAAAGTAAACCACCGAAACAGAACCTTGTCGTTATGGCAAAGCAAAAACACATACCTATTAAGGCTCATAGTGTAATCGCCATATGTAAGCAAAGCACCACTGCAGCCAAGCTTCGTAAGGTGACCGTCCCCACACAAAGCTCTAATCACACGGAGAACCTTGAAAGCCCCAAGCGCATCGCGGAAACCACAAGCACGCCACGCATCGAGCTTACCCTCAATGAGAGAAAGCTTATTGCCGAAAAGACGAAAATTATTATCAGCATACTCCTGCGAATGGTTAACAATATCTAAATACGAATCATCACAGAAGTTGTCATTATACTGGAAAAAAGCAGAATCCATAGTATCCCAAACTCACTTCAAAACATTCAACACTATCTCCTGAATGCGGCGGAGAAACTCCGAAGTGAAATCCGCGCGCCACGCAAACTTCACAAAACGATCCCCACGCATGTTCTTAATGACCCTACGTGTTATACGATCATACGAAATCAACGTGTAGCTAAAGAGCGGCAAGAAAGCCAAAACCGAGTAGTCCGGACCCAGAACATCAAAGATGCGAGCATTACGAGACGTAGTACCACGAACCTCCCGGTACTCAAGACCCAAAGCAGAACTAAGAACGCGCATAATCTCACGATGGTTGACGGAAATAGCCTGCGACTCCAACTTCACAAAGCAGCACACTACACGGCTAGCATCATAATCCGGCGACCGCCAAACATTGCGGACCGAAATTAAGTGATCCTCCAAGATACGGTAAAAGTCATCTACGCTCTTAGTGCGACCAAGTTGATAACCCAGAAAGGCCGAAGCAACTCCCGACATGTAAAGCTCCGGAGAAATCCTCCGGGCACCCTCAAAAGGCTTAGACAACGGTATGCGGCGATAGGAATCCATAGCAAAGACTACTTCGTATAACCCCAAGACCGCAGAACCAAACTAAGACGACGATGCAGCGTGACAACATCATAAGCAGACTTAAGCGTAGGAAGCATAGCACAGACATCGAACAGACGCTCTAATACCGAACCAGACACTAAATCCGAATAGATCCACTCACAACGATAGTTCCCACACTCTAAAGAAACACGTAGAGAATTGATACCATAAGCGTCTAAGCAGGCGGACAAAACCTCAGAATAAACCCACGGTCTAGTGATAGCCGATACACGAACCTTAACACGCTCCAGAGAATGCGGCAGAAAGCTACATGCTAAGAAGTCGAAGCAATAAGCACCCAACGCTGCATCCGAACGCAGCAGCGGCTCCGAATCCACATGAGGACCGTAGTAGGCCCGAACCAGATTATAAAAATCCAGAAAAGTAGCTCTCGACTCCATAGCCTTGACTCCTGCGTAACGTGCTAAACGAACAATAGACGGAGACGGCTTCGTAGGACTTATCATACTCCGCGAAAAGATCGCAACAACCTGCTCGCAATCCTCAAGGCCATATCCCGTCAAGTAACTCGCAGGGCGAACTACAAATATGTGAATGAGAAGACAGGTCGCCCGACTCGCCCGAAACAGGATCATAATAACGATCCCCAACGGCAACGCACCCCTCACAAGGAGTGGAGTACAACAAGACGACACGAACACAAACACCGAGAGAACAACTCTGAATCCCCGGAAGCGGCAAATAGACATAAGAGCCGACCGAAATCTTACGCTTAGGCATGATACAATCCAAATTAGTTATGCGTGGCACTATTACCACACCACAAAGATAGTAAAGTTAATTTAATAATGCAAGTGATTATGCACAATTTTAAACTGCACATATTGACGCTTCGTCGAAGCCGTAACCGACCTCTCTGCGTCCGTCGAACCCGCTCACCGCAGGCAATAACTTCTCTAAACCCATACGCTTAATGTTGAGCGCTGCATTGATGTCCCGATCATGATGTGTGCCGCAACCCGGACACCTCCAAGAACGATCTGAAAGCGCTAACGTAGAATTGTGGAAGCCACAACAACTACAAGTCTTCGTACTAGGTGCCCAACGATCTATGAAAATAAGATTGTGTCCCAACCACTTCGACTTATACTCTAGCACTCTACGCAACTCTCCCCAACAAATGTTCTGGATGGATTTAGCTAACTTATGATTTTTAACCATGCCGACAATGTTAAGGTCTTCCATTACTAGCGTTTGGCTTTCGCGCAGTAACGTCTTGGCAACATGGTAAATATAATTCTTAATTAAATTGTGTTTCTTAACATAAAGCTTGTTAATTTTTAGCCGGATGCGCGCACGATGCTTCGATCCTTTCTGCTTCCTAGATTCATGCTTCTGCAAGTGAGCTATGCGACGGTCGATAGTAGCATAGAAGCGCGGGTTAGGTATCTTGCGTCCATCCGACGTGACGATAAAGTCTTTGAGTCCTAAGTCGATGCCGACCGTAGTACTCGCTTCTACGGGTTGTGGCTTAGGCGCTTCTACACCTGTCTCCACCAAACACGAAGCATAATACTTACCGTCGCTTTCTTGGGTAACCACAATGTGACGTAAGATGCCGACAAACTCACGATCTTTATTATACTTAACTAATCCTATCTTAGAAAGCTTTAAACGACTAATATCTTGTAACACTGCGCAATGCGAGGACGGAAACCTACAAGACTTACGACTATGATGCTTCGTCTTAAACTTAGGATAACCCTTACCAAACTTAAAGAAGTTCTGATAAGCGGTATCCATGTTACCAACAGCCTGAACCAAGCAAACCGCTGGAACGTCACGCAACCACATATACTCATCCTTCAACGCAGTCATCCGATTGATGCAATCGAACTTACTAAGCCTCGTCTTGTCGGTCTCGTAAGCCGTCTTCCTAATATCAAGCGTTTTGTTGTAAACGAAACGGCAGCATCCAAACGTCGCCTGTAACAAAGCCTGCTGAGCTTTGTTCGGGTAGATGCGATATTTGAATGTCTTCTTCATGGCTGCAAGTTATAATTATTTTACGTTTATTACAAACGGCAGAGTAAAATTGTATATGATTACACTAACAAAAAAAAACCTCCGTGAAGAACACACGGAGGAATAGACAGGACGCCTATTTTTATTCCAACAGCCAAAGATTCCCATCTTTAGCGTGCCACTATATACAATTTTGCACTTGGATGCCGCGCCGGCCACATGCCGCAAACTAGTCCTCCGTATCGCCTCCGCCACGGTGGAAACGAGTGTCCGACCCAGTATGCATAGAACCCTTCCGATCCTTAGCATTCTGAGCCTTCAGAAGCTCATTGTCACGACGGCGAGCAATATCACCTATAACAACCATAACAAAAAGCCAGAACCCTATAAACGGAATGGCAACTATCTTAGCGTAACCCCAAGGAATGCCATTCTCCGACTTATATATGTCATTCAGATTCCAAAGAATAAGAACGAAAACAAAGTACGAAAGGACATAGTAACTACCTAAGCACCAAGCCAACACATTCAAAAAGCCCATGATACATCCTCATTAAAATCATTAACAACGGGAATATTAACAATCTCCCAATCTGCTACAAACTCATGCAGGTGATTATATACAATTTCTACACTGTACATATTGACGCTTCGTCGAAGTTGCAACCAACCTCTCTACGTCCGTCGAACCCGCTCACCGCAGGCAATAATGACGCTAAACCCATACGCTTAATGTTGAGCGCAGCATTGATGTCACGGTCGTGCTGTATACCACAACCCGGACACGTCCACGAACGATCTGAAAGTGTTAACGTAGAATTGTGGAAGCCGCAATGGCTGCAAGTCTTCGTGCTCGGTGCCCAACGATCTATGAAGATTAAGTTGTGACCCAACCACTGCGACTTGTACTCCAGAACTCTACGAAGCTCACCCCAGCAGATGTTTTGAATGGATTTAGCTAACTTATGATTCTTTACCATGCCGACAATATTCAAATCTTCCATTACTAGCGTTTGGCTCTCGCGCAGTAACGTCTTGGCAACATGATAAATGAAGTTCTTAATTAAATTACGTTTCTTGACATAAAGTTTGTTAATCTTTAACCGTATGCGGGCACGACGCTTCGAGCCTTTCGTCTTTCTAGCTTCGTGTTTCTGAAGCCTAGCGATGCGTCTGTCGATAGTAATATAGAAACGCGGGTTGGGTACCTTGCGTCCATCCGACGTAACGATAAAGTCTTTGAGTCCTAAGTCAATGCCGACCGTCGTGCTAACATCGACGGGTTGCGGCTTAGGGGCTTCGACACCTGTCACCACCAAACACGAAGCATAGTACTTACCATCGCTATCTTGGGTAACCACAATATGACGTAAAGCGCCAACGAACTCACGATCTTTCTTATACTTTACTAAACCTAACTTATGGAACTTTAAGCGACTAATATCTTGCAGCACAGCACAACTCTGGCCCGGAAAACGACAAGACTTACGGCTGCGATGCTTCGTCTTGAACTTAGGATAACCATTACCGGACTTAAAGAACTTCTGATAGGCATCATCCATATCGCCGACTGCTTGCGGCAAGCAAACCGCCGGAACATCACGCAACCACGGAAACTCTTCTTTAAGAGGCTTTATTTTCTTAATGAGATCAAACTCCGAAAGCTTCGTCTTATCCGCTGCATATGCCGTCTTTTTAATGTCTAGCATTTTGTTATAAACGAAGCGACAGCACCCAAACGTCGCCTGTAGCAAGGCTTGTTGTGCCTTGTTTGGATAAATGCGATATTTAAATGCCTTCTTCACGGCTGCAAGTAACAATTATTTTACGTTTATTGCAAGAAATTGTGTAAAATTATATATATATAATCGCCCTCATGCATACCTACATCGCGCATAAAACCGAAACTACAAAATCCTCCTCCAGCGCCGCAACGTAAAAAGAACCCAAGTCCTTCAAGAAGCCGGAGCCATCCCAATAGAGACGAACCTCCGACATGTCCGAAAGAAGGCAAATGTAACTCCCGCAAACTGCACTGCAAGACCTAAACGTCGCAACGGCAACCCAACTGCCCGAAACCAAATCTCCGGGACTATAACAGCACTCCATACCTCTACGTACTCACTTCTTAGACAAACCACGCTTCTTCTCCTCTCCCTCCTTCCAAGAACGAAGCCAATAGACCTCATGACCATCGAAGTACTCCGGAGGCGGCATGTAACCTTTAGGAACAATACGACCATCATCCAGAACACCGTCAATGTCAAGCTCACCGCCCCAGCGGAAACCAACACCCGGCTCAACAACAACCGGAGTCTCGAAGTTCTTAGGCCAGAAATTCATGACCTTCTGGATGATAGGAATAGCCTTGAACAAATACTTACGGCGAACCCGGAACTGGACCTCATCGTGAACCGTAACCACGAAGCGGACATTCTCACGCCACTCCGGAAGCAGATCATTTAGACGCTCGAACTTAACCAAGTCACGGCGAATCAAGTCACCACCCGTGTTCTTATGGATGAAGCCGCACAACGGGTAAGTCTGAAGGCCCGAAGACATAGACGGAGAAATAACATTATCCCGAACTCCAAGTTCCGTGGCGAAAATAGCGTGACCCTTACGCCGACGGCCCCACCGTAACTTGAATGCATAATCATCGACAACCGAATGACGCAAATCGTAGACCAAATTCCAGCCGAAAAGGTCACAGATGGACCGTAGGATCATCGCAGATAATATCGACCGCGTATGGACCCGTTTTCGCATCAGAAATGCCTTCAGCATACACCAGTAGATAGCCCAATCATCCGTGCGTATGTCACGGCCCATCTTACCATGCGCAAGAAGCGACTCCAAAGTCCACTTATGTCCACTAAACAAGCCCTTCAGCCAACCCCACTTACTCTTGCGCATAGGAGGAATCAAAGCAACAGGTGAAGTACCTATCTCATCCAGACCAAGCAAGACACGATCCGTACCATACTTGACAAACTTATGGCCCAGATTGCAAACACAGAAGTCACCCGTATCGAACAAAGCAACATGAAGGTCATGCTCTCCCCGGAACGTAGGGACGCCGACACGTGCGCCGTCCGACCGAGTCTGGAAAGTCATACGGTGCCCGACGAACGACTGCCACGGAGAATAAACCTTCCCATCCTGCGACGGCGAATACAAGGACCGAGGTAAGCAATTATGGGAAATAAGACCATCCGTGTCATAGCAATGGCTCTCATCCTCCAACGAAAGGCAATAACAGTTCTCCGGCGGCAAAGAAACAATATCAACGATCTCCTGAGCCTCCAGATAGTCATCCCACGTCTGATACTCCGTATAGCCATAATCCGAAGCCAAGCTCTCGAAAGTCGAGAACGAAACAGAACCACCATGACGAAGGCGACTCATTAAAGTCATATCCGACTGGCGACGCTTAGGAGGCAAGTCTGATGACGGACCTCCGTGTGATTGCTGCCAAGACACAAACCGCTGGCACAAAACCGATGGAACCATCCGGCGATCATTCCAACGACCCGGACCAATACGACCCGCTTGCTCCTTCAAAGGATAACCCATAAACCGAGCGAAATCCTGAGTCGCACACACAACCAAGCGATAGGACTTACTATCTGGCGCAGCATACAAAGTGCTATCAAATCCTAAAGTCCGAAGCAACCGCTGCAAGTCACGGAGAATGTCCGGCTGACACATATGCCACATGAACTGCTCCCCAGTCTTGCAGCCATCCGAGGCAAACAAGCCATCGACCAAAGCCTTGCGCTGAGCAATAGACGAACAGCACAGACGCCACGGAATACGCTTAGTGTGATGACGCCAACGAAAGTCAAGACCCAAGCGCTGCAGGCACCGCATAACATCGACGCCATATACAACGAACGTGTAACACTCACCCTTACGGCCCGGCTCATCTGCCGGATGATGATCCAACTTACCAACCGTACAACCAATAGACGGAAAGAAAGCCAAAGCATCGTCATAACGAAAAGTCTCCGTAGCCCCTAATGTAAACCGAATAACATTAGACGCACTAAAGCTACCATCACCTAGAGCATAACCGACCCACCACATCAAAGTCACACTATCCTCGTAGGATAAAGAACGATGAGAATGAGAGATAAGCAGACCCTTCAACCGCGACTGTGAAGAACAACTGAACGTCAGCGCCGGGAACTCATGACGACGGCACAAAGACCCCGCAACACGATCACCAACCGACAACTTAGTAGCATCCTCGAAAACACACCCCTCCGAAGTCCAAACCTTAAACTGATGGCGAACGTCAACATCAACATAATTACCACGCTTGAACTTAAAACGAAGGATATCCCCTAACCCCGCATCAACAACATGAAAATCGCACCAGCGAACACCATTCCAACACTTAACACCGTATGAAGCAAGCTGCCCTGCAACGTCTAAGGTATACAAATGCTTAATAGGAACATAGCCTAAAGTAGTCAAAATCAGAGTGTTAGGGGCCGCGGGGCCCTGAATTGGACTGTTCAAAGCAACTCGGTCGGCATAAGCACGCAATCCGTTATCCGGAGAATTGAACCACCGGGCTAAATAAATAGTGCGTCCAAAGAACGTCTTAGCAAAGCCCGTACGTTTTGCCTGCTTCTGCAAAGCCTTCTGCCACCGAGCAAAAACAGGCATACCCGTATCGTAGTCATAGATGATCTTATTCGCCTCCTGCTTCGAGATATTCAGGCGATTAGCGATCATCGTAGGACCACCACCGTAAATCTTACCGAACGACACAGCCTTAGACTTATCACGGAACTCAGGGTCTGAAACGTGGAAGCGTGTCTCTGCAACGTACATATGGACATCAAGGTCATGACGCAACGGGTACAGGAAACCCTCCTCGCGGGACATGTTAGCTACCAATGCGACTTCTTCGGAACAGTTATGGACCAACATACCATTGGCATAGTAGCAATGAGCACCCGCAACCGAGAAGTCAACCATGTCAACTTCATCCTGTAATACCGAAATGGATTTTATATTAGAAATCTTCCCCATACATATCAACAATCCGTTGCTTCTTGCGCTCTAAGCAAAAAGGAGCATTAGCATACATAGCTCTCGCTAAACGTACGACCTCCGCCTGATAACGCACATAAATCAGATTTAACCCATCAGAGCGCACCTTTAATTGAGCATGCGGTGCCAAATCCTTTAGCGACCCCAAAATAGATGGCATATAACTTCCATGACCGCACCATCCAAGAATAAGACCTCGCCCATTATTACCATAACTAACCCACCCATCAGAGTCCAGCAACCCTAATAAAAATGAATGCTTAAACTCATCCGGAATAGCAGTTGATTTGCCCACCCATGCTGAAACCTGAGAGTAGATACTACTTTAGGATAAGCCTCTCGTAATGATGCTACACGAGGGGAGAGTTTCTTGTTATTACGAGCATAAGATAATTCCGCTAAAACAGCCGAATCAAAGAACTCACTTGGAATCTCCTTAACAAAGAAATCAGAAAGTACCATAAAAAGTAAAGGTCTAATACTTCAGTGTGCATCTCAACTCACACTAAGGTAAAAGACCCTACTATATTATCCCACACAAAATCATACCTAAATTGAGATGCCGTATGACTTTATCGGATATATAACTGAAAACTAAACTACAATGTCAGGATATGTCACATCCAACCGCGTGTAAATGTAATCACTACTCAAAAGCTCAGAAGCCTTAACCCACATATCTACGTCATCACGACACACCCACAACCTATGATCCGAAGAGCAAACCAGAACCGAACCATCCGACAACTCTATACGATACTGCTTGCGACGACCCGTATAGTGAACATTAGAAGCAACGCAAGGACCATAAGGCGTAGAAACCTCGAACTTACAACCAACCATATCACCTATTCGAACGTCGCCCGAAGGTGTCGATACTAGCGTATCCGGATGAATACAATAATCGTTGCCAACCATTACCCAATCATCTTCCCCCGGTGGGTTGGCCAAGAAGGCATCACGAAGTCCGCCCTTCGTCTTGTACTTAATAGGCTTGCCCGACTCATCACACACTGCACCCTCCGCCTCATGCTTCAAACAGTAGCCTATAAGAGGATCAGTATGCAAATACATCTTCAAGGAGACCTTAGGGCAGTTATGAACTATAATACCGTTGGCCACAAAGCGCTCCGAAACGTCAACCGTAATGTCATAAACACGATCAGAGCCAATAGGGAGGATCGACACAACCCTGCACAAGTACCTAGCGGGACCGCAATCAACACCAGTCAGGAAAACATGAGGATTCTCACTTACCAAAACATCGACTCCGAGTAACGTAGAAACCTCACGGAACCCCGAAGCCGTGAGAACCGGGTGATCCGATGTCGCATCCAAAAAACGACCGTCCTCCAAAGTCAAACGGTAAATCTCACGTACACCCTGATCCAAAACCGCAGACACACGCCGAAAAGCAGCGCCATCCCAAACCTCGTCACCAACAACAACCTCCGAAATCAACTTGGACCCGGAACGAGTGAAAACTGTAGTATTAGAACCACGAACACAGTTCTGGCCATTAAAAGGAACGTAGAAGTCATTACCCTCCGACCCGGAGCTACTCATACGACCCGTCAACGCCACGACAAGGTTATAATTAATATGAACCGGAATCTGACGATGACGCCACGAGGCCATCTTGGAAACGAAAGACTTCAAGTAAGTACTCAAGGCATTATACTCCAACATAAGCTTAGCTAACGGATGATCTATCGTCGCCAAGACGTTCTTATCCGTCTTGAACTTGCCACTCTTAGTGCGGACCGTCAACGTGACAAAGCGACTCAAGGCATCCGCCTTGTCATCCTCACTACTAATGTTGAAAACGTAGCCCACAAGCTGATAGATACGCTGCCGGACATCCTCCATGCGGGCAGAAGTGCGAATAACCTCCTGATCTAAGAAATCATAATCAAGAAGGATATCTGCCTTAGCCAAGCGACGAACAGCCTCACCCGACTCGTTATCCAACGGGTAAATTTGACGAATATGAGGATAGTCACTCCAAATACGAAGACCACATAGTGTCGTGATGAGAGGGTCGGCTGCAGCATAAATGAAAGAAACCTCTGGATCTGTGGACCCGAAGTTTCCGTTATCGGCGTTATTCTCCTCGAAGTCGATAGTCTTAAAACCAAAAAGGCGCTTAGCAAAGACCTTCAGCTTAGGATAACGCTCATTGAAAATCTCATGCGCCATGAACTGGACGTCATGAGTCTTACCAACAAAAGGTGCCTTGAATCCGTCAAGCTCCAACATGGAAAAGTCAAAACTCCGGTTCCACCACATCGTCATATAATTATCGACGACATACTGCACGAAAGCAATAACTAGATCAACCGGAAGATTGGCGTGATAGCCCACATGGCGAATAGGAATGTAATAACCACAGTAGTCATCCTTGCTGTAAGTCTTACCCGTAGCGATACACACACCCACAACCCGATCCCGAACAAAACTTAATCCAGTAGTTTCGCTGTCAAATCCGGCAATTATATTGGCATGCAAATCCGCCCGGATGTAATCCAAATCCGACAGATTCTGAACCAAGCCAACTTTGTACCCGTTAAATGTGCCCCACAACATAGATGTCAATCCTTCTGGCGCTTGACGTAAGGAACAACGTTCTTGACAACACCACGGGAAACCAAAGCAACCCGGCGGTTGGAAGCCAGAACAACATAGCACATCTCCAAAGTGAAAAGTATAATGACATCCTCCATATGACCATCGACGTACACCAACGTCTTCTTCTGTAAGGCACTCATTGAAAATCCGAAATAAAAGTATAAAACTCAAAAGACCCCGGAACCAAATCCGAAGGTATATCCGACGCCGAAGCGTAAGATAAAACTACAGACTTAACGTCATTGCGAAAGACAACACCCTGCTCCGGCAAAACACCCGAGTAACGCAACTCACGAAGGCGATCCGGATTAAACTTGCAGAGCAAGTCATAAACGCTATAAGACCGCTGGCACTCACCATAGCACTTCAACCAATTGCCGTACAGCTTAGCAGCCTTCGTATCCGTGTTAGCATGAAAAGGACAGTAGCAAGTACCGTAATCCAACTCCTTGCCAAAAATAGCCTTATACTCATCTCGGAATGATAAGTTGGAATTTACCCACTGTGCTAACTTAGGATTGAAACGACCCATAGTGAAGCAGGTGATTAGTCGACAGTCGGAGCGATAACCTTAAGCGACTCCATATGTCGCCAGTAGATATCCTGAAGGCACACGTGCCACCACGTACACATAGCAATACCCAGTGACTTCTGAATCTCTGTGGACAGCAACGACGAAGACGGAAACGACCCTATAGAAACCAAGCGCTTAGAGACGAACCCATGAATAGAATCCGAGTTCCAGCGCTGGATCATAATGTCCTGAGCAGAATCGGTACCTACTGCCGAAAAGAAATCCTCCGGCTGGCAATAAACATAAACCCAAACCGTGTACAACGTAGAAGCTAACTCCGGAAGCGACTCTGAAGGATACTTCGCAACCATGCCACGAACCACAAAGTCACCAACGGTGAAAGTCCGGTCGCATAAAACGGAAACGCTATCCGCAACCCGCGGAATGAAGTCTAAGTCGTCAACCTCATCCGGAACCGCAAACGTCACTTGAAGACTAACGCCCCCCAAAGGAGACTTATAAGCAAAATCACTCTTAACTTCCATGAGGTGCACATAAAAAAGGTTGCTAGGAACATCCCCAGCAACCTTCTTAACGTATGTAAACTTCGTTAAACTAAAACCACGTGAAGCTCAGAGCCATTCTTGAGCTTGAAGCTCGAAACCTCCCGGTCCGCAACAACGTCCGCATCCAATGGAGCATTAGACACCAAGCAACCGTGACCCGCAGCAAACGCGGCATCCAGCTTGAACGAATCCGAAACATGCGATGCATTGTCACAAACCCAATAGGAGTCCGTTAACTTGCGCTTGTATAAGTCGGGACAAATCAAGTCCAACTCGTTCATAACAACGGCGGTATCCACAACACGCTGAACCTTCGCCTTAGCGGCCTTACTCGAAGACTTGCAGAGACTCTTGTAGTTGGCGGCACTAATGCGCTCACCCATGATCTCAGAAGCAACAGAAAGAACCGAATCCAGAACCTTGCGGGTATTACGAACACGATGATAAGTCGAAGCCGTATGAGGAATGTCCAAAGTATTAGGAGCACTATCCTTCACCTTGTCAGGATCAATCGCCAGAGACGCAGAATCCTCAATCAAAATGTTCTTAGACTTCAAAGCCTCCGAAATCTCGTTCTCGATAGACCGCAGAACCTCCTGCTTAGCGGCGTCCGACAAGATACTCTCGTCATCGATCACCATACGAAGACGCGGATACTTCTGGAGGAAAGATGCATGCTGTGCCCACGGGCGATCCTTCCAATCAGCCTTCGAGCGAACCGTCTCCAGAGAATCCTGCAGCAGAGCGATCTCCTCTTCCTCCGATAACTCATTCGCAACCTCAGCAGCAACATCCGTAGCCGTAGCCGTAGCATCGTAAATCTTATGAGCAAGCTGAACAGCAGCATTCGACATGCTAGAAGCGAAGGTGACAATAGCATCATCGGCAGTCTGGTAAACAAACAACGTAGTGCCTACATACACACCATCAGCCTTGATATCAATGAACCGCTGATCCTTGCAAAGAATGCGCGGAACGGAAGCATCAAGACGAGTCTCCAGACGGGTATCCGAAGACAAAGCCGAAGCGAGAGCCTCCGCTGCAGAAACCAAATGAGTCTGATCGGGCGTCTGAGCTAAAGTGAAGCAATTAGCAAGACCCCAGTCCTTCAGAACCAAAGCCACAGCAGACCAGTCAATAGCTGCGGGATCGGAAGTCTCACCTACGGCATGCGGTGCATCTTCAACCACAACTTCAGTAGAAACATCGCCTTCCGCATCCTCCACCGGAACCTCGCCTGTAGGGGACCCCGCAGAAGCCAAAGCCTTTGAAATATCGTCATAGGAATTCGAAATAGCATCCTTGAACTCAGCAAGGTGATCCGACAAATAAGCAACAGCCGCCCAAGATCTCCTAACTACAGACCCCGACGGAGTGCTGAAAACGAACGTAGCACCAAGACCTGCCCCCGGATCATAAATTATAGATACAGAGTCATCCGCGTTGGCAATATCAACACCTTCCACCAAAGCCGTCATAATCTGATCAACCGTGAAGTTGACAGCAGCATCCGAAACCGCAGAGTCTACAACAGTACCCCACGGCGTAGAAAACTTGTGACTATTGAAGATAGACAAGATGTCACCTACAGACAACCCATTCAGAGTATCACCAAAGTCCAGAATAATATCCTCCGCAATGGACTTCAACGAAGACCATACACTCCGACGAACGACATCATCCTCGGTCGTATGAACTACATGGATAAGCGGAGCAACATCGTTGAGAATTTCAGGACCCACGACAGACTCGAACTCCGAAACAACAGCAGGATCGACATCGTCACAAACACTATCGAACAGCAGAGCAGAAGCATCTACAGGCTCCGACATGACGCCGGGAAGCTTAGCAAGAACATCGTCCGTCAGCTCTTCGACAGCCTCAATAGCGGCGTCATCCGACTCGAAGGTATAAACCTTATTCCAGCCACGATTGCCGTGATAGAAAATAGAAGCATGAAGCGAATCATCCCCACACTCGATATGCAGGCGAGGACCGCCACTTTTATCGTCCGTCAAATAGACGTCGAACTCGTCAGCAGCACCTCGATCTAAGTAGGCATTAAGAATGCGACCCATCAGCTTAGAAGACTCCTCCGAAGCTGAATCCTCGATGATCTCATCCTCCGTAACCTGAATCTCCTCCGACGCACTTGTCGGAACCTCATCGCCCTCAACGACGTCCTCCGAAGCCATAATAACCTCAGCATCATTCGACGAAGGTGCAACAGACGTCTCCTCGACAATCTGAACCGGAATGACATCCGCAAGGGCGAAAGTCACATCATCGTCAGAACCCGTAAAAGCACCCTCGGCCTGACGCAACGAGAAGTACTCAAAAGGAAGACCCTCGATGACGGCAACACCATTGCCAACAGAAGTGATGACACCCGGATAAACATTACCCAAATACGAAACCTGAACCGCAGTGCCGACATTAACCGGAACGGATGGAACAGCCTGTGACGAAGCACCCTCAACAACAGGAGCAGCCTGAATTGAAGATGTAGCCGGAGAGGGCGAAAGGTCAGAATCGGAAACCACAGACGACAGCAAATCACGAGCTGATGACTTAAGCAGCGACGCCTCGTCTGCATCCAACCCTACGTCATCTAAAACCTTGAGCAACGCCGTGCGAATCGTATTCGTAGTATCCAAAGAAGCAAAATAAAGATTCGGAATCTTAGCGCGTGACCCCTCGGCCTTGTAAGTTAAGGAACTCAACCTATCATTCGGGAACAACTGCAGCTCTACCAAGTCATCCCCAAGACGGAAGCCGTAGCCCGTAGTGACGAAAGACCCCTGCACATTCGTCAAAATCTCAAAGCAACGCCATGATACATCTTTAACAGAAAACTTACTAGCATCAATCGCAGAAAGCGACTCGAAAAACCTATAAACACCAGAAACCAAGTCAAAAAACATGCGCTCCACAGCTACAGACAACCCAAAATTAGCTGCCAAATCACTATCTGAAAAAGATTTTTCTAAGTCACTCCTAAAGAAAACCTCAAGAGTATGCACGTTATCGCTTAATACAGAATCATCATCCTCCTCATCGTCATCCGCAACAGGCTTAGACGAAGACGAAGCAGAATCCTGAACCTCCGACGAAGCACCTGCATCCACGTCATCCACATTGGGGTCAGGAAGGGCATCAACATCCTCCTCCGGAATAGGTACCTCCAAGACATCCTCCGTAGCCTCCTCGGCGGAAGCCAACGTCTGGGCCGAAACAACATCCGCAATGCCCTCCTCGTAGATATTAGAAACCTCCTCAATGAAAGTCATAGCTGCCGACTGAGCACGCTCGCCAAGCTCGTCAAGTTTCTCCTGAGTAGTCTCGTACAGCTCCTCGCCAGAAACAGAAGCCGCCTCGATAACCTCATCCAAAGCACCCTCCTGCGTAGAACCACCCTCAAGGAATGCCTCCACACGAGCGTCATCCTGAACAAGACGATAAGGACCCAACATCTCCTGAGCACGAACAGCAGCAGGAGAGTAACGGTTCTTCAAAAACTCGTCATAGAACGTCTTAACCTCCGGCGGCAAAGAACGGTACTTAGACTTCAAGATGTCATAACCCGCAGACGAGTCATTCTCTATAATGTCATTGATGGCCCAGCAAACCTCCGGCGTGTACTCGATAAACGAATCCGCAACAACAGACTGAATGCGCTTACCCTCCGCAAGAAGACGACGACGCAAAGGAGCGCTCATCTTAGCCAAAGATGCACGGCGACTGCCACGCGACATGCTGCAAAGACTACAAGCCACCTTGTGAATCTCCCCATCAGTGAAACCACCACGACGCGCGTCCGTAACACGACGCGAAGCACCCGACTCCACCTGCAGGAACGAACTAACAGAGTCACCAACACGGCGAACACCCGTGGACTCCGGAGCCGTACCAATCGAATCATCATCGATCGCTACAACATGAGTATAAAAATCACCCATAACAAAGAAACCTTATTTTAATAAAAACACCTCATAAGACCACTCGGCGTAGTCTTACAAGATGTCGGATATATAATACTATGACCAAAAAATAACCGCTATTTATGACGCACAAGCCGATTCGGGATGTGCTTCAAAGAACCCCAGATCGGAATCCGACGACGCAAGTACCCCGGATCATCATCGTGATTATAAGCCTCCGTCTCCCAGCACGTGTAGTAATAACACTTGCCAACCGGAGGGCAAAAGAACTCTATGGCATTACTAATACCATAGCAAATCCAGCCTGCAAACAAGATACCCAGAATCGTCAGAACCCAAGCCCACCATGCAAAGCTAAAATGGATGGCTATAGGAAGGAGGATGACAGCAAACAAGACGCTTAATTCCCCCTGTTGAACCACGTGAACCAACTCGTGTTGACGAGTAGTACCCTCCAGATGGACGTCCTTCGGCTTGCGCGTGAAACAGAACACAAGCCACGTCATCCAACTAAACCCCGGAAAGGGAAGGAACTTATTATGAACCTCAATCGGAAATCGCATATCCTACAAAATTTTGATTTGTGGGATATATAATTGCTATAGACCTAGATCGGCTGTAAGCTCCGCCGTAAGAGAGTCGCTAGAAGAACCAAAATCGTCCATAGAACCCAACTGCGCAAACTCACCCTCGTAAGAGATAAGCTCGACATTATCACCCACAAGAACAACCTTCGGCAAAAACTGAGCCGTAACAGGTTCCGGCAAGATGCGACCAAGACGATGCTTAATCATGCAAATCTTCGTCTCCTGAGTCTCCGCAACGTCCAAACCCGTATACATGAAAACACAGTAGGCACTCGTGCGCTCGATCTCATTCAAGTCCGAGATAGCTGTAAGGTCATAAGCCCCGCCACGACGACCCGCACGGGTAAAACCCGCACGGTTAACCTGAACGGCAAAAACCGTAGTGCACTTACTACCCGCACTATTGGTGAAAGCTAAACAAGCGGCTCGAAGATTGACAATGATAGAATTTCCTAAGCCCTTACCACGATCCTGAAACAGAAGGTCAAACTGATTGACATGGTCGTAAATAATGCAGTCAAGACCCCCTAAATGCTTATCCAGAACCCCATACAAAGTAACAAGGCTATCGACATTGGTGAAAACCGACTTCGTGAACAACGAAGTATCTACAACAAGAACGTTAGGAACGAAGTCCCGCTTGAAGTCATCCTCGGCAGCAAGAACCGCCTTCAACTTATCGCCCGACAACTTATGAAAAAGCAAGTCCTGAGAATCCAACTGGATGCCCTTAACCTCATACATGTACCGAGTCTCAAGCATAAGCCAAACCATCTTAGGCTCAAGCTCCAAAGACACATAAACAATCTTACGACCCGCCTTGGCATTCTTGAACAGCATAGACAAACAAAGCTGTGTCTTGCCGCCGCCCGTGAAAGCACAAATACTAGCAACCGTACCCGGCTGGAAACCATTGGTCAATGAATCTACCTCCGGAACACCCAGAGAAAGACCGTCACCGTAAGGCGTATTAAGCTCCTCGCCGTAGGACCATGAACTAAAGTCAGCGACACTCGCATCCGAAGCAACACTAACAGACTGAAGCGCACGCTTAAGCTCCTCCGCAAGCTCCTTAGTAGTCGAAGTGCTACTAAGGGAACCCGTGACATCCGTAGCCAACTTAAGGCGGCTATAGCCATCTACAATGTCCGCATACGCAACACTAAGCTCACCTAGATTATAGGCATGGTCCGGAGTAGGGTAATACTTACCATACCATGCCCAAGACGGATAGCACCCAGCAGCAGAACAGGCAAGCGTATACTCTAGAACCTGCCTGTCATTCTTGGATAAATTAGGAATCTGTAAAAAGCGAGAAAACCAATCGTCAAAATCAGGATGCGACTTCTTGCCCGCACACGTGTAAAAGTAAATCTCAAAACCTAGCATCACACAATCTCATCATGATCCCGAAACTGACGCGTCTCAGGAGAAGACAGCAAACCCGACGAAGGTCCTACAGACGACAAAGGCGCCGACGTCGAAGTCGCAGACCCTACACTAGACGTAGCCGCAGGACGAACCATACGCGGCGCAGGAAGCTCGAACCAATCTGACCCAATAGTAGGCGGGCACCACGACGAAAGCAAGAACACCCGACCATGCATACTCAACGCCAAGTTGATGAACGAATCAACCATGCTAATAGCCTTCGAATCCCGGCTCCCACGACTGTAAATCTCAAGAAAGTAAATGGAATCCTGAAAGTCAAACTCACCACGATTGTAAGCAAAGCAAGAACTAATGACGCGCTCCAGATTGAAGTACTGAACAGGAAAAGCCGTATTACGCTCAATGGCGGCACGAACCGCTAAAGACTTCAACCGATCCGATAACCAAACATAAGTGCTATTGCGATACAGCATATCAACACTCACAACGTTCGGAACCTCACAGAAACTCCAGACAACAGGCGCCGACGGCATGAACACAGAACCATCCCGGCGCTTAATAGTAATGAACTTAAAAGGGACCAGCTCGGATGCACAGCGACGAAGATGATGCTGGCGGAAAGTAGAACACTTCCGGTAGATCACATAGTCACAAGACTTGCAACCCGCAGCAGAACGAAACGGACATCCGAAATCCAAACCCATAATAAAAACCCTACCTTTTCTTAACGATATTTTCCTGCAAACGAACCACAATGAAACCAGCCTCCGAGACGCTCGTCACGCAACAAGAATACTTATTGGCGCCGTTAGCTGAAACAAAGATAATAGGCGCCTCCGGATGGGACTGTTGGAGAGCCTGCAACTTCAAGATCAACTCCTCAACAAGCATAACTAATCTACAAACACAGCAGACAACAGCTCATGAAGACGAATAAGCACTCGAACGCTCTCCGGACCTGATACAACATCCACAAAGTCTGGATTGAGACTCCCAAGAAACTCAATGGTAGTACTCAAGTCATAGCACGCAGACCCCCATGCACCCTCAGCCTCGCTAGGACGAACAGCATGCAACTCAGCAAGCTCAGGCAACATAAGCTCAACCACCTCGATCTTATCGATAACAAACTGCGGATGGCGCAAGGCATCAAGACCGCTCACGTAGGAACTCAATGCATCAACTGCACTAGGAACGAAACGCATAATAAAAACAGATTTTTGTACCCTATACGTACTACCTACCTTGATCGAGAACGCTCCTTCTTACTCTGGCGCCGAGCACCAAACGGCTTCTTCTTAGGTTTAAAGTGACCAACCGGATGCGTATCATTTCCGACACCCGTACACTGAGACGAGCAACCCCCGGCGCGGGCAGAAAACATACCCAAATCCTGACCAGCAGAAAGTGCACTAGCCACCAACGCTAAACTATAAAGACTTGACTTTCGCATAACCTACAACAATTCGTTAAAACCATGTCCGATGTCCCAGTGCTCCTTAACACAGAACTCGAAATCATACGGGATGTTGAACTCATCCACAATAAGATCACGAAGCAGAGACTCATAAGGGGCATACCAACTTCCGACATACACCACAAACCTGCCATCGTCGAACGAAACCCTACCTCGAGGAATCATAGTATAATCAGTCTGGTAAATAGGGTTGGAACCCTTCGACCGAGACATGCGAGCCTTAGCCCACCAGTTCTTGTGAAGCTTGCCGTAGGACAAATGACCATTGACCACCTTAGAACTGTCGAAGTCCTCCGTATGGACCTCAAACAAAGAACCCGACTCCGGCAAGAACCAGAAGATACCAAGCTGAGGAACGTCCACAGCATTGGAGTCGAAGGTCCGCATCAAGTCAACCATATCCTCATACACCATAAAACTCTATCGATTAAGTTAGCACCACACAAATATAAGAAAATTAAATTAAAACTCCAAATGAATGCATAAAAAAAAAAGACGGGAATCACCCGTCTAATGTCAGACACCCACGTCTAGAATAGGATATCCCGCTGATCTCCGAATCTCCCTCATCGGACAGCTTCACCGCGCCGCAACTGTATAGCTGGCACGGGCTGCTGCGGACTTTACGAATTAAAGCTGCAGAAAGCCCATGCCTTTAGGCATGGGATGAATGCAGCC